TTGGAGTATAGTAGTTCCAGATGGAGTTAAAGAGCAAAATAATGATGGTAAATCAGATAATAAGAAACTTACTGAAACAGAAAGAGAAAACCTTATGATAGGTCAAATATCTAAAAAGCTTATGAACGTAGTAAATGGAACTGCTCCTGAATCTAAGAAGTTTACTAAAGAAGATAGAAATAAGATATATGACTTTATTAAATTTACAGATATCTTTATAGGATATGGAATGGAAAACTTAGTAAACTCTTCTACAGGTATAGTTGAGGAATTTAAGAAAGCTGCTGTACAAGCTAAGATACCAAAAATTAACTTACTTGCAGACATAGCTTTTAAAGATATGGATAGAATAGATAATTATAAACATAGACTAATGGCTGCATTGCTATTCAGTGTATGTAAATTGGATACATTACCGATAATTTTCTATATGATATAAACGCAAATAAATGCATTGCTCCCTTTTTATAGGGAGCTTTGTATTTATTTGCGACTAAAAAAAGAGAGAATGCCTCTCTTTTAAAATGTGTGTAATACGTTTGTTACTACTTTATTTCCACTGTCATTCTTTAATACTATTAATGATAATGTTTGTATTAATGGACTTAATAACTGTTCATATTCAGATACTATATCATCACTTATAAGTTCTCCGTCATATATAGAAAGTATCTCAGGCATTTTATCTATATCTGTAGGTACTCCTAATCTATCTATATATTTAATCATATACTTATTTATATTATCTTCAAACTTAGATTCAAATAAGAATATATTCTTAAGTTCTTTATTTAACGCTTTATTATCTCCATAATAATACATATTAAAATATTTCATAAGGTCTTCTTTAACTTCCAAGAAGTTAATCTTATCTTTATATTTTGATATAATATCAAATATGTTATTCTTTATTCTGGTACATTCTTCAGAGCAAGCTATAATGGCATCTTTCTTACTTTCATATGCAGTTCTACACTTATTTGCAAATCCATATAAGAATAAATCAAATGAAACGTCGTAAAACGCGTTATAAAGCTCATTATAATCATTCTTGATACTTTCTATCAGATTATCTGTAAGAGCTAATTTAACCACTCCAAACACTCCAGGAACCTCTATCTCAATATTAGGATAAAGTCTTTGCCATAATCTCATAGCTTTAAGTCTAGATTCTCCATATGCAAGAGTAGATGGGTCTTTTACTTTTACTAATGTTTTACCATTCTTCATAAAGTCAAGAGATGTTACGTACTCTTTTATCTCTTTAACGTCTCTCTTTATAATCTTAAATAAAGTAGCATAATCTAATTCATCATACGGAACTATTATCTTATTCTCTACTATATCTGCTACTTTATGTGCCATAAATTTATTACTGTCTGATTTCTTATATTTAACTCCACGTGTTTCCATTTCATCTCTTACTAAGAAATCGTGTACTATTGAAGTAAATATATAATTCTTTTTAAATATAGTAAGCTGACAGTTTTCCATTATAAGTTCACACTCTAAGTCTATCATAGGAATAAACTGTTCGTCTACACCAACGTTTCTACTATATAATTTAAATCCATGTTGTATTGCACTTACATACCAAGAACACGCTAATAATGGTAAAAATATTTCTTTAAATGATTTATCTTTCTTTTTATCTCCAATTACATCTGCATATTTTTTAAGTAAATAATCTTTTTCATGAGATAATACAGTAACGTTACTGTCTGTATCCATAAGAGCTATCTTCTTACGTTTTATAGACCTTACCACATATTCCATATTTTCTTGGTATTCTCCATTAATATAATCTCCATCATAATAATAAAATCCATAACACACATCAATAAGCATATTATTAATAGTCTTTAAATCAGCTTTAGTAAGTGGATGCTTATTTGGATTACATAAATGTCCTCCATCTATTTCCTGTATAAGATTATTATTATCCATAGCTGTCTTTATAACTTTTTCTACTAAATCACTTATTTCTGGTATTTGTAAACTATCTAATAAATTATTCTTATAATATAACACATTACGTTGATTTTGTGTCATACTATCTATTCTGTTTGTTAATAATGTTTTTGCATAATATCCATCGTAATGTTCTCCTAAAAGGCTTCTAAGGCACATATCCGTGGTTTTAACTCCTAAGCTATATCTTTTATTAAGTTCGTCGCAATCTTCGCTTAAAACGTGTTCTATGAGCTTTAAATGAGCATTTACGATATAGAAGTTAAATCCTCCTCCATATAACTCTGTAATACAAGATGAAACTCCTATTACATTACGACCAGCTGTAGTAACGCTATCAGCCACGTCTGTATTATATAGAAAGCTTGCTATATATCCAAATAATCCATATAAAGAGTTTATAAATATTTTAGTACGTTGTTCCATACCTTTATATATAGTAGCTGTAATCTTATCTCCAAGGTCTGTATAATGGTTCTTAAGCTTTTTAAACTCTTGTCTGATAGCCATCTTATTAATTATTTCTTTACCTATAACAGATTGCTTCTTATTATATTTCCAAAATAATACACCATTCTCTTGAAGTATAAAGTTTGCTATACTTAAATAATAGAAATCAGTTGTACTAAACGTCGTATTTTTAAAATTCATTGAGTTATAAACATTAAGTTCACTATCCATAAAGTATTGGTCGAATAGTCTACCTACTGTTTCTTTATCTATACATAAATGATTGATGACTGCATTAGTCCAATCTTCTTTAAATCTTTCTCTATATTTGCTATTCATTTTGTCTACCTCCTTTAATATATCTAAATATATATAGTTTATTAAAACGTAAATAAAAGAGATGATGCACCTGGGTGTTCCTTTAAAGAGTGTAGTGAGTTCTCTTTAAGCCCAGATGCATCTAGTTTGTTTGGTTCTTCATTGAATTTAATATTTAATTGAATTAATGCATATAGTGATTAAACACTTATACAAGTACTTCCTTATGAAGAATATCTATTGAAAGATACTCCAATGGTCTGATAGGAATTGAATCCCACGTGTTAAATTAATTGTTATAATTCGTATAAGCCTATTTCTAGTATGAAATTGCCACACAACATACTGAAACGACTCACATAAGAATTTTAAAAACATTTCAGAATTTGTATTCGATTTGTCCTTAATGTGTATAATATCCAAGTATACTAATACATTATATAAGTATTATTACATCGAATTAAATCTATATATTCTCATATGTTTAGATTATGTATTCAAAAGATAGTTGTGGGGAATTATAATGGTTGATAACACTCTGTGCTTACTTTTATTTTTACTATATATGGAATGTAACTTTATATTATTTATACAAATTTTAAATATTTTATCGTCATTCCACTTCTATCTTTCTTTTCTTACACTTAACGCAACCATATTATATTATTTCACGTGCGTATACTAAATTCATATAATAATTATATAGTCTTAATCACAGACTCATAAAGTATTATAATAACTATCAATATATCAGATATTTGAAATCATTGACATTATTTTTGTTCAGTTTTTGTTTCAACAGAAGTGCTTCTAACGACATGTTCAAAAGGATTTATATCTTTATATTTAAGCATAAAATAACAGAATGTTAGATAAATAATAACTTTCCATATTTTAATCATTATTCTTCATTTTCCTCTTCGTTATTTTCTTCCTCTTCTTCATTATCGTCTTTTTTCTTCTTCTTTTCTTCGTCTTCGTCCTCTTCTTCAAGTTCCATCGCAATAGCAACGTTTTTCTTTTGTTTAGCTTCTTTGACTACATTGAATAAGATATCTTGTATTATTTGGTCATCTCCAGCTACTTTCTCTAAAAGTATCTTCTTAGCTTCTTCTGCTACTAAATTATATTCATCATTATTTCCATATAGATTATCCATAACATTTCCATATGTGTCGAATAAATCCATAATTTCTTTAGCTTGTTCAGAACGTTTTTGCGTATTAGATTTATTAATAGGCGGTGCTACCCATTCTACTGTTATATCGCTATAAGATGGGTCTCTAAGTCTAAGTAATCTTGTAGCTAATTCTGATGATGGTCTTATCTTATTAGCTCTACAAGTTATAATTTGAAGTAACTTCATTTCATTCATTTCAAATAGATTTCTTGCAAATTCAACGCTTCCATCTATAGAATTAAATAAAGCACTGTTATATCCTACTATATCTGTAGCTTGTTGTATCCATTGTTGAATACGTGCATCATCAAGTTCTGGTTGAGGTATACTTATAGTATTTATATTTATACCTTGTGTACTTTCTGGCTTTTGTACATATATAATCTTATGTCCTAAGTCATAGTTATTAAGAGTAAGGTCTCTAAGTCTACTACGTGTTATACGTATATCATTAAATTGGTCCATAATAGGATTTGTACCTTCTTCTCCTTGTATTTCAGAAAGTCCTTGTGGAAGTTCTATAAAAGACATTCCTTTACTATCTATAAGTAAATAAGATAAGTATGCTTCATTTCCTAATATGGCTGCATTTGCTGGAACTAAAGCCATATTAAATCTACTTTCTCCTAAACCTAATTTACCATTTCTTTTAAATATAAGTTCTTCAGCTGGTATAAAAATAACTCTAGACAAATTGAATCCATTCTGTCTGTCCATACTATTTAAATTCATAGTAGTAGATACTTCGTTTTCTTTTAATAACTTTTGTATTGTAAGCAATACATCAGCATTATTCTTTATAAATTTAGTATCCATATTAGCTTCTACTAACGGTTTTATTATATCTGAGAATATAAGTCTTCCAATAGTTTCTTCTTGAGTTTCTACATTAATACCAAAGGCAGTTGTATCTGAAGTTCCTACCATGTTACTATTCATAAGCTGTCTAAGTCCCATATAATGTTCCACGTCTTGGTGTGTAAACTCTATATAGAATGTTCCTAAGAACTTATTTCCTACTATTAACGGAATACAACGTGTGTTATCTAAGTATTCTACAGACTCTCCAGTAATAGTATCAAACATCTTTTCTATACGTCCTAAACTTATGCCATCTTTAGCTATTTTCTTTTCTACAGATTTATAAACACCTGTTTCTTTATTAATATTAGATGGCTGAGGTCCTTGATGAACAGTATCTATTCCTGAAGCTTCCATACTGTATTCTTTAAACTTATCGAATCTATTACTATAGATATCATCAAAGTTTATAGTATCTGTATCTAAATACATAAAGTTATCTACAGATTCTGTTCCAAGCATTTCCACTTCTTTATTCATTTTAGCTATCTTTTCAGCCACTACTTTCATAGTACCTGTACTATATCCTCCTATTTCAAATGTGAAATATGAACCAGGGAATATAGTATTATTAGAAATTTTATCAGTAGTATTATATACTGGTCTAGCTCTATTCTCAGCATTTCTTCTAACAAAGTCAGCAAAGCTTTCATTAGAATATTCATATTCATTTAATTCAAATTCAGATGTATATGTCTTTGGATTAAATCTTTCCATACTATAGACACAACCAGATTTAGTTATTCTATCTAATACTCTACTATCTATTAATCTAGCCAGTGGTTTATTCTTAATATTAAGTGGAAGTCCTGTATGATTTTCTATATTAATAATTTTATTTACTTGTGCTAAATCATATCTACCATCCCCAGGTTCTATAGTACGAACAGGAGCGTTAGCATCGTTTTTATTTTCTTTCTTAGCTTTAACTTGTTTAAGTACATATTTAATATACATCTCTTTAGCTATTTTTCTATTAGAGACTACTCTTACAAGACTATAACCATCTTTCCAGCTTGTGTATTCTGTTTGATAATCTATATCATTAAATGATGATACGTCTGATGATATACGTTCGTAACTTTTAGGATTAAGAATATTATTCATTCTAGTTACAAGCTTCTCATCTGTTATTTCAACTCCTCCTTCTTTCCAGAAACGGAATCTTTTAACATTTTCTTGCTCTGCTCCTCTATATGTTCCATTACAAACATCATCTATAAATATAGTCGCACTTTGCTTTAATACTGGTAGATTTTCTTCTAAGTAATTATTATATTTAGCTTGAAGTATCTTTGTATATAATCCAGTAGGTATACCAGAGACTATATTACCCATTCTTTCTTCTAATGTACTACTTATAACGTCTGTATAAGATTGCTGTTTAGAAGTTTTACCAGCTAATTTAAATATAGAAGAATCTGAGTTTGGTCTTAGTACTGCCACATTTGTAAGAGATAAATCTTCAGTATCTATTTTTTTATATAAAGACGGAGATAAACTAATTAAGTCCTGTTCTAATTTACTACTCCCCGTTCTTACATCTTGAAGTAAACTTTGTATCTTATTAACTTTACTATCTTTTGGATTAACTTTTTTATTAGCAGCATTTATTTGCTTTGATATTCCTACGATGTTTTCTCTAGGAATCGGTGCAGGTGGTTCTGGTCTAGATACCATATTGGGATTTTCGCCAGAATTTTTTCCAAGGTCGAACGTACCTACTGCTAATTCTGTTTTTTCTTTTTTCTTCTTAGCCATCATTAACTCCTTTCATATATTGTTTATACGATATTATTGTCTGGTTAGAGACTAAAAAAAAGAAAAGGGTACGCTGATACGCACCCTTATAATTTATTATTTTTCTTCAAGTTCTACTTCAACAGACGATACATTCTTTATATATTCATAAAGTCCTCTATGTTTTTGTAGTTCTTTGTTAAGAGATGCTCCTGTAGCTAATTGATATATAGCATCTCTATCATCTTGCATAACATTATCAAATATACAAGTAAGAATTCCCTCTTCATCTTTATCGTCTATCTTATCTACTCTCATAGAGAATATTTCATCTCCTCCTCTAAACGCTACAACATACAAATCTGTAACTAATATCATAGCATCTTGTATCAAAGATAATACGTGTCCGTCGTCATCTGAACCTAGTATATGTAATTTTAATTCGTATTTCATAATTCCTCCTTATATTGCTATTTCAAAATCTATTTTAGGACCATGTTTATAATTTAGAACTTCTACCATTTCTGGTTTAAAATCCCATATAGATTCTGGGTAGTTAATTTTAAGTGTTGCATCTGGAAATAGCTCATCATAGTCAACTTGATTTAATAATTTTTCTTCATGTCTATCATAATAATGTAAGTTAGATATCATTACTATCATATCTGCTGGTTCTACTTTACATTCATGAGCTATAAGCTTATGCAATACTTGGAATTGAAATATATTAAATGGAAGTCCAAGTGCTACGTCAGAACTTCTTATGTTAAGTTGCATATAAAGTTTTCCATCTAATATATTATAAATAGTATTATAACAGCATGGAGTGAGAGTCATTTCATGGGATTCTTCTGGACACCATAAATCTATCATAACTCTTCTACTATTAGGGTCTTTCTTAAGAGTTTCTACTACGTATTCTAATTGATTTTTATATCCAAATATAGGTTTACGTATTTGATATGCATAAGCCTTACCTAAAGTACCTTTATCATCTTGCCACTCATTCCAAATTGAAATCCCCATATCTTGCAAATCTTTTACTTTATTTGATTGCATTATATAAATCCAATACATTTCTTTTACAGCTGCTTTCCAAGCTACGTGTTTCGTAGTGAGTAAGAAAGCATCGTCTTTACTATTATCTAGTTTAAAGAATACTCCAGCTACTGCTTTATAAGTAGCAGGTGTTCCATCTGCGTATTTAGTTCTTACATTGGTATCAGTCCATATACCATTATAATAAATAGTGTCTACAAGTGCTTTATATGCACTATCCCAATATGGGTATTCAGTGTATTCCATATATTCCTCCTTATTAAAATAACTCTCTAGGTTTACAATGAGCTATTAAATCATTAACTCCATCATCTTCAGGTGTTGACAAATGGTCAAGTGGTGTATCATCCTCTTCCTCATCTTTGTCCATAAGCGTAAATACCATAGTTTCTAATGCTTTTATCTTACTTTCTAATGATTCTATTTTATCATTTAAACTATCTATCATAAAGTCAACGGCATCTTCAAATTTCATTACGTCCATTTCTGCTGCTGTATTTGTAACATGTTCGGTTTCGATTGGTGTAAACTTATAATAATTACTTCCAATTTTCATCATATATAAACCATCTATTTTGATAGATTTTATTAATGGTTTTTCATTCTTGTTTTTATCCATATTAGAGAAACTCCTTTACATATTTTCTTTTAATAGCTGGTATATCTTTATGCTCAAGCTCTTTTATCTTGGCTTCCAACTGTGCATTACGTACAGCTAGTTTATCATTAAGCATAGTGAACGTATCAATCTTACTATTAAGTTCTCCTATTTTACTTTCTAGAGAATCTATTTTAAATTTAAGTTCATCTACTTCTGTCAAAGGTTCTATTTCAATCATGTCTGCTTCTCTATTATGAAATTTAGCTACAGCTTTATATCTTTTTCCGAATACAGTTATAATCTCTTGCTTCATAAATCCTCCTTATCGGCTTCCTTTTTATCTTCATCAGTCTCTTTTTTAAGTATAAGTTTAAGCCATTGTGTAGCTTTATCTGGGTCTGGTTTGTATCTTTTATCAAATTCTACAGATGACGAGTTTGCTTGAAATGGGTACACTCTATGCATAATATTCTCCTTTCTAACCAAATAGTATAAGCACTTTATATTTTGTCATACCAAATAATCCGTCTTCGACACTTAATATCTTTATATCTGTTGCTGCGATAGGATGTTCACTGCTCAACACTGCATTTATTCTACGTTCTAACACATCATTAAGTTTATATAAAACATCTTCTTCGCTTATTTCTATATCTACTATACGAACGTAACTCATATTAATCCTCCATATCTCTTGGATAAACCACTTCTTCTTCACCGGGATTATCCAAATATTCAAATATAAGTATAGCTGTAACCATGTCTTCTCCAGCATCACTTGCTTTATAATTCATAAACACTCTTGTTATATTCTTAAGTTTTCCTCTATCAGCCTCTTGAGCTATAATATCATTTATCTGTTCTTCTATCTGTAACTCTATAGGTGTTATATGAAACGGTTCTGTTTTCTTACATGTAATAACTCTAACATATTCAGATGGTCCTTTTCTTTTAGATTCTTTCTTATGAGCTAATATCTTTTTACCTTCTGTTATAAGTCCTGTTGCTACTACTTTTGCTAATACTGGATCCATATTTATTTCTCCTTTTCTTCTGTTATACCAAGATATTCTTTTACCGCATCTCCATTTTCTTTCCATTTTTTAGCTAATCCGCCATCTGGATTTGTTATGCATTCCAAAATTTCATCTTCATGTTCGACCATAAATTGATTAACCATAGCTAATATTAATTTATTCATATTATAGTCCTCCTATTTTATTTGAAGTTTCTCTGGTAATATTTCTTCTCTCATATCCCCAAAGTCTTTACTAGCTTTATTATACACCAGATATATTTCTTTAAATACATCTTTACCCAATGTTTTATTTAATTTATAGAATAAATTATCATAAAACTTTTTATCATACGTATATTTATTATTTCCTAAACTGATATCACTATCTGCAAATATTATAAGATATTTGATACTTTCTATATGTTTTGTATAATAATCACATATCTCATTAAATATCGCTTGAGCTCCTCCTGTAGCTATGTAGATAGCTTTATCTATTACAGCATATTTAGAGTATATATTTATTAAATCAAATACTCCCTCAGCTATTACCATATATTCTGGACTATCGTTATCTCCTAAAGTATATGGTTCTGTATTACCTACTGAAAATTTAAGTTTTATATTTGAAGCATGAATATCTCTGTAGAAAAACATATTATAGTTTTGAGTAGCGAAAGTAATATTATATTTATTCTCTCTTATTTTAGTCTCTTCAAATCTCATATGAGTTTCTACATCATCATAAGTTTCATATATAGCTTTATATATATTCGGAATTATTCTATATGTTTCAATAGCCTCATAATCTGGATATATATTAGTTCTAGCTTCAAAATAATCAGCTTGGTCTTTAGATAAAGCGTAATCTGATATGACTAAGGGTACTGTAGACCCTATATCTTTTTCTGATTTAGCATTATAAGATATAGAGTCTTCCAGTAAACATTTAATAGCCTCCATATTTGTAAATCCGAAGCTAAGGAAATCAGCTTTAGTGATATATCTCTTTATAGTACAAGATATACGGAAACATTTTAAGAATGGTAAGTTACCTTCTTTCATTAATATATAAAGCGAACGTCTTTTATGATGTGGACATTCATTACATATTCTATCTCCATCTATCTTTATCCATCCTGTATAATATCCTCCTTTACCTCTAAGCTCTGTTCTGACAAAGTCTAGAAATAAATTAAAGCTTTGTTTTAAATCCATTTTCAACCTCTTTCATACATTCTTCTAGTATAGGACGTTCATATTCATTAGCATCTCTATCTCTAGGTTCTTCTGCATTAAAGTCTTCTACTTCATACTTATCTGGATATAACAAATTACGTATTCTAGATGGATTAAGCATAAAGCTATAGAAGTCTAACATAACTCCTAAGTCTGGATATATTGTATATTCTTCTCTAACGTATACTGGAGCTATCTTAAAGAACTCTTGAAGATTTACGTCTCCTATGTTTAATTCTTTTAATGTTTCATCTACATTATTCTCATCAAACATACAGCTGATAGTAGGTGTCATTATCATACATTGTGCCACTTCATGCATGAATGATAACTCTTTGCTTCTTATTACTCTTTCATAGAATAGTAATAATATAAACTTAGAGAATACTCCTAATTGGTCTAGGTATATTCTACTATCTCCAGTAAGAGCTAATAATATTTTTGTAAGTATGAATTGATTTAAAGCATGGTCTTTAGATAATGAGAATAATCCTAAGATAGATACATCTATACTTTTCTCTTTATCTAATGTTTTCAATGCTTTGAGAGCCTCTTCAAATACTTTTATAGTAGTTGATTTACACGCTTCATACATAAATTTCTTTTTATCATAATATAAAGCGTGTTCTTTATGTACAAAACTATCATCTGAAGATACATCTTGCATAAAGTCTGGTAAGTTTATATTAGCTAATGTCGCTTTTGCATCTTGACGTTTCATTATTTTCATAGTAGTAGTACGAATATATCCTACTAAGTTTTTATTTACAAGTGCAAATTCTGTCCAGTCTTTATCTATAGTCCAATATACAGTAGACGTATCCACATCTTCAGATGTCTTATATTTTGGATTATTCATATCTATAAGAGATGGTACATATTTTCTCAATGAAGAGAATACTCTTACCATACTAGATAATGAAAGTTTTACTACGTCTCTTCCTACTTCTTCAAACTTTATTTGGAATGAGTTATTTTGTTTGTTCCAATCTCTTCTATAAAGTTCGTACATAAAGTTTACTATATGATTATGTTCTATGTCTATATCAAACCCATCTGGATATTCAAAATAATGTTCAGAAGCTTTTATTATCTTATAGATAATAGTATCTATATGTTCTGCAAGTATTTCTTCAAACTTTTTATCTCCACGTATCTGATTTAATAATACATATGCAAGTTTTATAAATACAGATAAAGTGTGTATTATAGCACAATCTGTATTACGAAGAGTTATTTCTGTAGTAGCTTCTGATTCATCTATATCTATTTTAGAACATGCTTTTACATATTTACAGATATATTCTATTATATGGTCATCTATAGATATATATTTAGATATAAGATATTCTCTATTTATCTTATAGTTTTCTATATTATCTACTAAATGATTCTTTATATCTTGGTTTATATAAAGAATCTTCATAAACATATAGTGTCCAATTTCTTCATATATATCATTATCGTTATGATAATAGTATTCTAAGAAGTGGTTTAAACCCTCTGCCATTTTAGCAAGTGTATCTACTTTAAGCTGTGAGTTATTAAATAAAAGTCCTATTTGTCCATTAGAACAAAATCCCATAGCTTTATTAATTCTTACAAACTGATACTTTCTTATAATATCTGAATTATTCATCTTCTAACTCCTCTTCTTTTATACCGTATTTATCTAATAATGCTTTCAATTCTGCGTTAGCTTTTTCCATACTTTGTAACACTAGATGTCCCAACATTGGTTTAATCGTATTATAACACTGTCTAACATATAGTTTATATTGTGGTAATGCATCGTCAACTTGTAATGCATCTACTGGAAGTCCTGGTGTTAATAGAACATTAAATGAGACTTCTTTATCCCAATTAGTATGTTTATTATACTTATCAGCTATCTTAAATCCTTGCTCAAGCTGGTCATATTCAAAATCAGTTATCACATTATCATTATAATTATAATAGACATTCTTAAGGTCTATACACAACTGATTAACACGAATAAGTAAATCCTTAATTTCATTATCATTTAATACTTTCGGTTTAAATTTTTGAGTTTCTGCCATTATTTTCAATTCTACCTCCTATTTATATATAATATATCAGTTGATAAGAAATCATTGCTGAATTCTCCTATCTGTACTATAGTTGCACTATCTATAGTACTACTGATGTTGTGACTAATACAACATATCTGGTCTATGTCTAATTTGCTCATTATAGATACCACGATATTATTAAATTGCTTTCTTCTATCCACATCTAAGTTTGCATCTATTTCATCAAGACATAATATATTATATCCTAATAAATGTAATATAGATGCATTTAATAGTAAACTTATTAAACAAGTTTCTCCAGCTGATAACATAGATGCATCTGGAACAGTAGTATCTTCTACTGTACAAGGTATTACTATAGTCGTATTATCTATAATTATTTCTACTTGAATAGGTATATTATTTTCAGATAATATTTCATTTGTGATATCTTGTATAAACTTAAGGTTATTATCTAATAATAGTATCGGAATATGCTTTTCTATTATCTCTTTACATCTTCCAATAATCTCTTTATCATTCATAAATCCCACAAGTTCTTTAGAAGTATGTTCTATCTCTTCCTTCTTTATTTCTAGTATAGTATTATTTCTCTTTATAATTTCTATACTTTCTGTTATGTTAGTTCTTTCATTTTTAAGAGCTTCCATTTTTAAATGATACTCTTTCTTTCTTTTATCTATGTTAGTTATATCTTGAATTAGTTTATTCAGTTCTGGTACATTATATGTCTTGTACTTATCTGGAATATTTAATTCATCTATATTATAAGATAATATATTATGGTATTCTTTTATCTCTAATGATAAGTTATTTAATACACTCTCTACTTCGTCCATAGAATGAGTTACAGACTTAAATCCGCTACTAACTTCTTCTATCATCTTTTCTTTATCAGCTATATCTTCATTTCTACTATTATAATCATTCCAGTTATCAGATATAACTTCTATAAGATTAAGTACATATGCTACATTACTACCTAATATATTATCTACAAGTCTATCTTTTATCAAGTCTTTTAAATCACTATTGATTACTTGGTCATATAATGGACTTACTTGATATAATATCTTTAAATCTCTATTAGCTTCATTTAGTAAGTTTTTATAGCTTTCATATCTATCTTTATTTTTTTCTATAAACTTCTTACTTTTAACTTTTTGTACATATAAATCACAAGTATTACAGTTATCATCAAAGTTTACTTTATACTCTTTATTATCAGACATCTCTAAATTTCTTTCGTATACAACTATGAAGTCTGTATACTCTCTGACATTATGTTCTAACTCTTTTATAGACTCACTAATATTAGATACTTTAGTATTTACCGTATCTATCTTTTCTAATATATTTACTATTATCTTTAGATTAGATATTATCTTATCTATACTATATCTATCAAGCATAGTTACAGTTGATAATAATGAGCTTTCTAAAGAGTCATTTATCATTTTAGCTGTATTCAATGCTTTTACTAATACATCTTTTTGAATTACTAAAGCATTATTAGATATAATATCAGCTTTAATACCATTATATTTATCATACTTATCAGTTAATCCGTCTATAGACGATTTAGCTTTAATATGTCTCTCTAGTAAGCTATTATAATCGTTAGCACCTACATTAGAAAGAGTTTGTACTAACTTAGATATATCTGGTAGTATGTTTGTATCTAGCTCAAATAAGTCATTCTCAGAACGTTTAATAGTATTTATGTTCTCATCTATATCAGATATTCTACTTTCTAAGTTTGCTATATTTTCTTTATTATTATTTATCTTTGTAACTATTTCTTCTATAGTTCCATATTGAGCTAAGTCTGTTTGTTTCTTCTTACTAATAGTTACTAATGCATTTTGATTAGAAGATATGACTGATACGTTCTTTTTCATCTTATCTACCAAAGTCATATCAACAGTACTTTCTAATACTTTTCTTCTATTAGTAGGAGTACCTGTAATTCCATTTGATTTAAATGAAATAAATCCTATGTCAAATATATCTGAGTTATATTTAAGATGTTCAAATACAAGTCTTTTAAATGTATCTACATTTCCAGTAGGATTTAATTCCTCTCTAATTCCATTCTCTATTCTATTCAGATAAGATTTACATTTATGAGTATTATTATGAGCTGTATACTCATGTATAGTTTCATATATAACTCCATTAACATCATATACGATTTTCTTATATCCAGATTTACCAGGAACTACAGGATATGCTTTACTATATCTATCAGAACTACCATAAGGATGTAGTGATGAAAGCAGGAATGACTTCCCGCTTCCATTTAGACCCACAATAGATATAATAGAATTATTCCAATTTTGTTTAAAGTCTTTAAATTTTATGTGGTTAATGAATTCTATCTCTATTATTTTCACGTTGTTACCTCCATTTAAAATTTATATTTTCTATCAAATAGAGGTACAAACCATCTATCATCAAATAGCTCATCTGTTTCAGACTTAAGCATAGCTATCAAATTAATAGCTTTACTGTATGTAGGTTGTAAACACGCTTCTGTATATCTTCCAACAAATGTAGGATTTCTTGATTTTAAGTTTGCTGATACTTCTCTACTACATAATGTTAATTGATTATGGATTGACGCTCTTAGGTTTTTAAAATCCCAGTATAAATCTTCAATAGTTCTGTCAGATTTCTTTAGTAGAAGCTTATCATTAAACTTACATTCTACTAGTTCTCTTAAATTATATCTCACAGTCACAATAGGAAATGCCATACAATCTACATCATGGTCATCGTATTGCCTATATTGATATATTACATCATCTAGGTATTCTATACTATCAGTTATAAACTTCTTAGCTTTATTTATATGTCCTTCACCTTTGTATATAATATTTACTGCTTTATTTAATTCTACTAATATATTACTTGATGTAAGTGGTTTCATACTCTCCCTCTCTTTCCAATCCATTTAGACTTTTTAGAATGTCTATATTTACATACACGTTTATACATATCCCTCCTATCTTTTCCAAACTGTTTATATAATGGTTTACCTAGCTTTGCATCATGTATATATGTTGCCCATTTATTTAGCATACATATTACATCGTCTACAGTATGTTTATATCCATCATCTAACAGGGCGTGCATATCTTCCACCTCTTTTTCTAATAATATTTTTTAAACAGTGTATCCTTTGTTCATTAAGCCATTCGACATATTTAATAACAAACTCAAAGTCAAGAGCTTCTAACTCTTTAAGCAATCTTATCTTTTTAGTAACACTAGCATTAGTATTATTATACCATGCCCATTCTATTTTAGTTGCGTAACCGTAATCATCATATTCAATATCTATTATTTTAGCTAAACTCATCTTTATTCCTCCTAGTGCTTTCTACGAATTCTACGTTTTAACATCTTAGCTATCTTACTTATTTCATCATCTATATTTGTATCTAATACTTCTGGATACATTGTGTATAAATTCAAAGTTAATGATTTAAATAGATTAACTTTTTTAGTTACACTCATATTTAATTCAAAAACCACATCATATATTTTATTATATGCAGCCATTATCTTTTTTCTATTTACATAATAATCATAAAATCTAGATGTCTCCATCGCAAATATGGCATAGTCTTCTATCGGACGTACACTATAATTTGATTTAGACCCTCTTCCTGCATTTTCTGCATTATTCATCTACTTTCACCTCATATTCTTCTCTATAAATAAATCTATCCGCCCAACATTGTAAAATGTTTGCGTTACCTTGTATTCCTGATGTTTTAGGACTCTTTACAGTATGGCTGTCTATAACTCCATAATTAACTCCTAAATATCTATATCTTTCATGGTCTTGTACTGGTTTTGACTTTACACCTTTCTTACTACTATTTGAAGTATCTACATCAAATAATTTCTTTTTATATGAAACCATCTTGAATATATCTATTGGATTACTATTATCATTAGTCATCATAATATCACTATTAGATGCCATAGTTTTAAATAGTTGCATTCCACGAGGATGTACAGATGTTTCTGCATTACTTCCTCCTCTATATCCAGATTTGGTCATATCTGTAATCTTCAGTAATTCATTTTCTAAATGGCTGTAGAATGAATAATGAGTTTTTCCATCATACCCCATTATAAGCTTATATAATAAGTCCACAGTAATCGTATTTCTATTTACTGTAAATGGTTGGTCTTTCTTAATAAGATTTACACCTTCGATAGGCTCTATATCATCTTCATCATCAGCCAATATATCTTCTAAGTCTTCGCTATAATCCATATTATTACGTTGCTCATCAAGATACATCTGCTTTTTTCTTTCAAATCCAGCATCATCCATCTTTTGTATATACTTTATTATAGATGGTACTTTATTCTTAAATTTAGTTCTTACTAGATTTATTTCCATCAAATACATTTCATACGTATTTAACATTATTTCTCTAGTGCTTTCAGATATATCCGACTCAAGTATCTTCTTTACTAAAGCTTTAGCCTCACTCTCTTCAAATACTTCTAGTGGGTTTATATATTGCTCTCCAAAGAACTTGATATAGAATATATCTTTATTATATCCATTTTTAATATAACGTCCTACTGAGAAATGTGCTGTCCATTTTTGGAATTTCTTTTTAGCACGTTGTTTAAATATAAATTTTATTTGTCCATAGATAGTCTTATTATGATAATAAGTTTCTCCTAATAAAGGTCTTCTATCTTGTCCATTGATATTATAATATCCTGTACGTTCTGGTATAGGCATTAGTATAGTTACTGGTTTATTTGCCAATAATGTTTCTTCATTCTTAAGCTTAGTCATATCATAACTATGAAGTGTAAGCTGTTTTTCAAAGAAATCTAATACCTTTGGTACAGGCGTCCATCCAGCAAATTCTCCTATAAAATTTCCTGCGTCATCTCTTTTAAGCTTTTGCAACGTATTATAAAGTTGTGCTCCAGCTCTTGCAGTAGTACTGTTAATAGGAGATACAGCAAACATACAACGATAAATCTTTACATTATTTGGATATAACGATGCATATACATCTGAAGCTGGTTTGTATATATCATCATCATCATTTGTAAGAAGTATCGTATTCTGTATTACTAATTCACTATACGGAACCTCTTTGTATGCTACTAAAACACCCTCATAAATAGAAGATGTGTAGCAATCAGTAAATATGTCTTTAAACATAGCATTCCAGAAATCTCTATCTTTAGTTTTCAGTAGTTCTTCATTTAAAAATCCTGTAAACTGGAAGCTATTGAACCATTTACTGTAAATCTTTTGTACTTCACTTACTTCTCTTTTAAATTTCATTTTCTTTTCCTCCTTTTTAAAATTAGTTGTAACTGCATAATATATATAGTTATACCTATATTAAAACAGATGATTGTAAAAAAAAAATGGAGACAATAACGTCTCCATTTATAAATCTTTATAAAGCTTTCAATCCAGCTAATAAAGGATTGAATATAAGTCCTCTAGGTACTGTTATACCACTGTCTCCTAAAGTAACCATTTCATGAAGATTTTCATTAATTACAACTTGTTCAGCTTTAGCAATGTCTTCTTTTGCTTTTGCTAATTCTTCTTCTATTTTTCTAAGATTATCCATCTTAGCATCGTAGTCAGCCATAGCAGCTGTCTTAACTGTGTTTATCGCAGATGTATCAACATCAACAGCTCCTACAGGAACTTCTCCAGTTGCAGCTATATTATTAATGGCATCTTCAACAATCCCTTCCATAATTCTTCCACTTTCTCCAGTTAATGCTTTAACAATCTCTGCTTTCATTTCTGGTGAAAGTTTATTTAAAAGTTCAATAGTCCCTTGTGCAGTTTTTCCGAATTCAGCCTTTTCTTTTCTTGTTATCATATTATTATTCTCCTTTTTTATTTAAAAATTCTGTATTTATTTTTTCTATTTTTTCAGAGTCTTCGATATTATTTTTATCTGTAAAGATATCTATAATATCTTTTCTTGACATTAAACTTACTATTCCATACATATCATTGATTATATATTCATTATCCAATATTTCAGTTATATAGAATATCAAGCCTGTTTCACCCACTACTGCTAAATCTACCAATGGTGGTATTTCTTTAAATGCTTCTTTTCTCATAAGATTTATTAATTTATTGTATTTAGTAAATCTTATATCATAGTCTTCTCCAGGTTCTAATAACTCATGTTCTATAACATCTAGTATAGTAAGAATGTCCTCAATTCTACCAACGTTTTCACATAACTCATCATCAGGAGTGTTATTTATTTTATCTAATAATTCTTTAGCTTTACTCATATTATCATCCTTTCATTTTTAAATGTAATACCCCTCTGTAATAGAGGGGTTAATAATTAAACTATATTATCATGTTTTACAACTCTAACAACTTCACCTGATAATTGAATGTCATTAATATATTGTGTTTGACCTCCATTTATCTCAATACCTTTATGCACTATATCTATACCAGAACCTGATGTAAATACAGTGCTTCCAAATGGTTTATACATATGATTGCTGCTGTAGTTCCAGCTAGGTAGTAACATTGCATATCCATATACTGTTTGACCAGGATATTGATTTATAAATGTCGCCATAGCTAATTGATAATCATGTAATGCATTATCAATAGCTGTTCCTAATATTTCTATTGGGCTTCTATTAGCTGCCTTTATCATGTTATTTCCTACTGATGAAGTTATTGTTATTTGATTGTCAAACATAGTTTTAACTTCTGTGTCAGTCATAATGTCAACCTGTGTGCTTGGGTCTTGATTAAATGTCATTAACTTTGCATTAACTTCATCATAACTTCCTATAAATAATACAGGAATACATGCAACTAGAGATATGTCTTTTATTACTCCAGCACAGAAATAATAATTACCATTTTGCTTTATCTGAGTTTGTACAAACACTCTTTGTAATCCCCAGCTATCAACTCCAGACATTTTAGCTCTTTCTCCAAGAGCTTTATATAGACATACTATAAGTGTTAAATCATTCATTATTTATTACCTCCTATCATTCCTTTAAATGTATTATATAATTCTGCCACTGGTGTACTACTAATGACTTCTTTAAACTTCTTTGATTTAGTTTCAGAAGCCATATCATTTAATATCTTATTAAATTTACCAAGATTAATATTAGTAATCTTTTGTTTATTCATATAAGATATTGCAGCTCTAAGTAATTCGTACATAGCATTATTTGATACTCCTGCATACTTAGATTTAGCTCCAACATTTCCAACAGGTGCTACTGATGATGTGTCTCTTGCTAAGATACTATCAACAGTTCTATCAAATCCAGCTGGATTTGAAACTAGTAATTCTTTTAAAGCTCCATCAACTTTCTCAGTAAATACTTTTGTCACTGGTGACATATCTTTCTCTACTGAAAGCTTTCTATTGTTTACTAGAGCTTTAATGTGATTGATAGCTACATCTGAGTTTGGCGTATCTGGAAGCATTTCAATAATACTATTTAACACACTTTCACTACTTGCTAACTCTTTCATAGATACTTTATTTATATCTATTCCAAATGGATTTGGAACTATTGTTTGTTCTATTACTGGTGTTCCTAATCCATACACATCTGGAGCTACTTGCATTGTTGGTTGTTGCACTCCTCCAAAGTTTCCATTTCCGTTAATACCTAAATTTGCATTCATTTTCATAACTATTCCTCCTTTATATTCTCATCTTATCATCAAGATGTTCCTTAACAACTTTCTTAATTTCTGCTAATTGTTTTTCTAACTGGTCGATAATTTCAATAGCTGTTTCATTCATATCATCTACGTTATCTGTTTCTAAATCGTTATCTTCCATCATATCTCTTAAATCACAAACTAATTCTTCATACTTTTCATATCTTTCAGTTTCCTTCTGACATTGTTTTATGAATAATTCAATTTCATTTACTAAGTTGTCGAAGCTCGCTTCTTCGTGCTGTACTAAGTTATCGTTGTCATCTAATATATATAATGTAATACACCAATTTCTAACACTAGCATGTTTTCCATTATCACGAACTATATCTTCAAGTCTATATGCAGCTGCTTGTAATTTTTTAACTTTGCTATAAAATTGCCACTTTATATATTTGACTAATTCACTATGTGCCATATTTACAAAAACATCATCATCAAACTTATCATAAACACGGTTATTTAACATTTGAAACCCCAATTTTATATCATGCCATCTAACAAATTTTATAAACTCTTCTTCAGACATATCATGTAATGTTAATGCATACGTGTATGCATGTTTTAAATCAGAATGGAAATCAGATAAATTCCAAATGTCAACACCTTTTTCTAATCTTTTTAATAAATCTTCTGTGTCAATTTTATTAGTTTTTTCCATATTCTTTCCTCCTTGAAATATGCTTGCTTCTCATGTCAAGCGTAAACTTATTAATAATTTTTATAAAATCGGTTTCATCGTAATCTTCCTGCGGTACGACTTCACCGTTAGCCACAACTCCTAATTTTAATAAAATGTCTTTAAATAAAGTTCCGTCTGTGTTAGACTTTGAATTAAGTATAACATTTAATGGAACTGTATTGATAATGTTATTTATACGTTTATACATCATATGTTTGAAGTAAACATATAAAGGTTGTGATGAGTCAATAGACCCATCACAAATCTTATTATATATAAATGATAGTTCTTCTGCAAAATCTACCTTTTTAAGAGTAGCTCCTGTGCACCAGTGTACCCAGGTATCATCAGAAATATCATTCAACCCCAAACAGAACTTGTATATACGTTGAAGCTCTAAGTCTTCCCCTGTGTTATATAATCTCATTCTCTCAAGAATTAAATCTCTTGAAACTGCTCTGTTTGTTAAGTCCATATTATACACCTCTCAATGTATTAAATAACACTTGTAATTCTGCTTCATTAGTAACAGTAACATATCTTGATATAGTTTCTCTAAATTGCACATAGTTAATACTATTACATAAATCAGCATACATTTGATATTTTCCTAATACTAATGTTAATGCTCTTAAATATAACATAGCTACTAAGTGATTAATAACTACGTTCTTAAATGTGTTTGGTGCTTTTGAAGAAATATAAGTCATTATTTCTTGAGCAAACACACTATAAGTTTTTAAGTTTTGTCCATTTGCTACTGGAGCTTCCAATAGCTCAGGCATAGAAGATATAATTATAGATGAACTTCTAGTCATATAGTTATTCCAGATTTTAATCATATCTGCATCAGTAGTTATATTTACTAAACCTCTTGTTCCATTTGTTATGTCATTTCTCAAATCCAATATATTATTAATATTTAGTGGACTAATTGGAACCCAAGTATATCCATGAACTAAGTTCATTATGTTGACTTGGAACATGTGTTCTCTAATATATTTATTGAACACATTTTGGTCAGCTTGTCCTACTGGGTCTTGTGCTTCTAAAGATGCTTTTCCTGATACTATTGAAAGTGTACAGTTTGGATTTGTACATCCGTATAATCCTCCTAAACTAGAAACCTTTTCATCTGTCATTCCATTACCTAATAAGAATGGAGTGTATACCATTGTGTGTTGCCCGCATGCTGGACATAGTGGTTTATCATAAACTCCATTTGTTTTAAATAAAGGTATTACACTTCCCATATCAAATAATACTAGAGAATTAGAATGTGGATTAAATCCATAGTTTCTTGGTTCTCTTGCTATAGATACGTCTGAAGCTACGAAATGGTTTGATATAATAGTCATTATTCTATTATATTCATTTGCGTATCTAGGCGTTCTATTCACATATAATGGGAATGTATCAGCTGTAGATTTTTGTCCTCCTCTAGATGCTGATTCTTTATTATGGAAATCTAGAAACGTCGCATCGTTATCGTAGTGATTTCCTATTTCTTGTTTAATAACAAATGGGTCTCCATCTTCAACTGACGCAAGAGCAAATAGAGTTAAATCTGTTCTAGTTAAAACACCTTCATTACAAAGTTCTACTAGTCTTTCAGAACATGCAACTTCATTGATATTATCTTGAATACCAATTAAGTCACAAGCTATCTTATAAACTGAATAACCTTGTGGGTCCATAACTACCAGTCTCTTTTGACCCCCGTAAACAGTGTACCCTTGGTTTGTTAAAAATTCTATTAATTTATTTCTTGTTTGAAAATTAATAGATGTTGATAACTCACCTTCAAAACATTTTAATAAGTCTTTAATTTTTTGCATACTTTTTTCCTCCTTATAATTTTAAAATAATAATGATATAATATGTGACGAATTATATAATACGTCCAAATATATATAGTTATCTATTTTGTAAGATAACTATATACTTTCGACGTACTAGATGAATGATATTACGTCACTATTATTTACATCAAATACATCTCTAAAGATACTACTTGGTAAAGTAATATTTATTGTAGGGTCTGCAGCCATACGTAAACCTACAGATTCCCTTACTTTTAATTCAGTATCTTTTATTACCAATCTATGATATGATAATAAAGCTTTAGCCATATTATAGTCATATCCACTTCTCATCATAGTCATATAATATTCTGGAAGTACACTTGGGTCAACAGGCTTTTCAAGTATACTATCCAAAGTTTCTTTCTTTACATTTGGAAGTAATTGTGATACGAAATTACTCATAGCATCTATATCATAATGTCCTACTGATAAGAATGCTGTTGCAGCTGGATTACATAAATAAGTATTCATATAATTCACTATATAATCATTTATCACTATACTGTCAGTAAGTTCTGGTACGAACTTATGTAATGCTGACATTATATGATAATCTGGAATAGCATATCCACTACTAATTTCTGGAACCCATATATTTGCCAATGTATCTATCGTAAGGTCCATAGGTTTATTAGTGATATTTAATATTCCAGATACAGCATATTTACTAGTAGTATTCTTCCAAATAGTATACATACTTTTAGCATCATCTGCTGTTATATTAACATTAGGAAATTTTGCATTCAAATAACTTAAAACTTCATCAAGAGTTCTTTTATAATTATCAAAATCCATAGACATACCTAGTGGTCCTACTACTAATTTTATATTTCCAGATTTAATAAAAGCATCATTTCTAGCACAAAGTTTACTCATACTATAATGAATTTCATTTTTATCTGAAATAGGGATTCTAGTATCCCCAGGATTAATCTGAGGATACCACTCCTTTATTGTAATTGGCTTTATGCCATTTGTTACTATAACGTTATTTAATTCAATTAAACTTATGTACATATTCTCCTCCTTAGAAATAAACTACTGGTTGTGCTCCTCCAACAGTTCCTCCAAATACATTTTGATTTTGTGCATTAAGAGATGCTGATGTTACTGGTTGCACACCTGGTACACCTGATGGAAATGCTACTCCGACATTCATTAAAGCAGGGTCTATAGCAGATGTAGATGCAAATCCATTATATCCAGCTGTAAGTGGAGATGCTGGAGTATACATATTGTTATTTACAACTGGTGCTGGTGCATTATAAGCTGGAGCTTGGAAAGCTGGAGCTTGATATGTTGTATTAGTAGGTGTATAAACTCCTGGGTTATATCCACTATTATTTACTTGAGCAGGTCCTAATACTGGTTGCGTAACATTATAATTTGGTGCATTGTACGCAGGTGCTGCAAATGCATTTACCGCAGGTATTGCCATTGTATTATTTACTGCTGGTGCTTGATAATTATTATACGCTGGTGTACTATAATTATAAGCTGGTTGAGCATAATTAGACACTGGTGCTACTACAGGATTATAAACTCCACTGTTAGTAACTTGAGCTGGTCTCAAGTTTACATTATATGTAGGTTGAGTCATATTGTAGTTAGCATATCCTTGAGTTTGAGTTGTTGCTCCTGCTAATTGAGCTGCTAAAGGATTAACTAAACCAGGATTATATCCTGTATTATTATTATATCCTGTATTATATCCTGCGAAATTGTAAATACTTCCAGCTGCTGGTTGAGTATTATAATTATTATATCCTGGAGTATACATTCCTGGTGTATAACCACTATTAGTTATTTGAGCAGGCCCACTTGGTCTAGCAACTGATTGAGCTTGTACTTGAGCTTGTAAAGTTGCTATTTGAGCTTGTAATTGTTGAATAGTTTGTAATAAACTATTTACATCATACCCTGCTGGTTGTTGCATTGCTGGTTGAGCCACTGGTTGTACTGTTGGTTGTACACCTGACATTCCTGCTAAAGCACCTGCCGCTGCATTAAATCTGTTATCCACCATTCCTGTTCCAAATCCGTCCATTCCATTAATAGTTCTTGCTGTTTGCATATTTATTCCTCCTTGAAAATTGTTACTATTTGCTACTTCTACTCTAAACACATTATCATGTGTTGAACATACTTTATATCTATAATGTGGTGGGAAGTTATTCCAGCTTCCTATTTGAAGCGTATCTGTATTTCCAAATTCAGATGGTCTTGGATATCCTCCCTTATCTGTTATTGCTTTCATTCTGGCATCTCTTATTAAAGACCACGCTGCTTGCATAAGTGGTATCCATACATTATTAACTATAAATACTCTACCGTCTGCGTATTTAACAGCAACTTCTTTATCATTTATATAAAACATTTCCTCATCTAATTTAAATTCAGGTAATCCCCATAGATATTGAGTACCAAATGAATAATCCTTATCTATGTTTGGGTCTATTCTATATTCAACTATTTGTGCACTAGGCATTCCTAAATTAGGATTTATAGCTGGTGCTGGTTTGTCTCCCACAACTGGTAATTTATCTCTTTGTCCCATCAATACCTTCTTATCATTTTCAGCTGTATTTGTATTAAATAAATTTGTAGCTGGTGCTTTAGAATTATATGGAGCAGCTTGTTTTATAGTAGCATTTGGCATTACTACATTACCAGCTTCCTTCTTTAGTCCCCAAGGGTCTGATTCGCCCTTACCAATTTGAATACCAGCTGTCGGTCCAAAATTGCTTTGAACTGCGGCTGCTGCTTTTTCTATTATGTCTTTATCCTGTACAGTTATCATTTCTTCTCCTCCTAAATCTTTTATTTCATTTATTACTGGTGTTTCCAGTGGATTTATCTTTTGCCCTTTTCTTGCATGAAGTCTTTCTAACATATTCACAGTATATTCTTTATTATCATATACAAATGTATACATTGGATGAGCTTCAAAATATTCTATTGCTAAACTAAGCCATGCTGATATATAAGTATATTCTGACATCTTACTATTAATAAATCCTAAGAATGCCAAGTCTACCAATGTTTTATAAATCTTTGGTGTTATGTTTGGTATCTTTTTACTTATCATATCATCAAGCTTAAATACTATATCTTTTGCCATTTTAACATTCGGGTATATTATTTCATCATAATTATATAATACTTCATATAATTCTGATATAAGTAATTCATTAGTACTTTCCCCAATTTGTTTTTCTTGCACTACGTCATCAAAGTCTAGTCCTGCTACTTTGAATATTACAGATAGTTGCGACAGTTGTTCTTGGTTTAGTAATGTTCCCAATGCTAGTAATTGTGGACGGAGGTTGTCGACGGCCACTGACAGCTTATTCTGTAAATCTGTAAGAGTTGTAAGTCTGATGTCTCTGACTCTATCTAAATCAATTACAGATTTATCACTAGCTCTTTCTACCATTCCATGTTCATCGCTATAGGCATCTGCAAGTGCATCCTCCGGATAAACTTTCTCAGATGGTCGTTTAAACCATCTACTGTGTCTTGGTAAATAGAATAATGCTTTTAGCTGTTCATCAGTCAAGAATAGATAATTATTATTATCTGCTAATGACTGTATTACATGCTCAAGTCTAGATTTGTCGATAGCCTTGATATTTGGGTCATTCTGAACTCTTTGAACTTCTTCTGCAAATTTCTCTAAGTCATCGTCCATAGCAATTCCTTTAACTCCTAGTTGACGTGCTTGAATATCTGCGTATTCATTTTGAGATACATGTTCATACATCTCTCTTGCTTCTGGCGTAAGTTCAACATGATGTTCCATTTTAACATCTGTATCAGACTTATCCACCAGCTTTTTATCTTCTGGTATTTCATCAAAGTCATGCTCTGTAATCCTTTCAACAGACAGAGGACTTTTAATATTTGTATCTCCATTCTCATGCACTATTGGAACTATTTCTGCCTCTTCGATAAATTTAATATGTTCATCTAAGAAACGTCCATTACGTTCTTCATATTCTTCTTCAGTCAAAGGCTCATCAAGATATCTCATAAACTTCTGATATATCTTCGCTCCTGGTGTTAAGTTTCTAGTGCATAAGTTAGAGTAATCTTTATCTACAGCTCTACAGGCATCTTCTATTTCATTAAAAAAGCCCATAGCTATATTGAACTTAATGAAGTCGTCTAATGCAGCTTCACTTAAATCCAATATAGATGTTACGCCGTATGGTTCTAACGATTTCAATACGGCGTTTTGATTTGCTTCCGAAAGTTTAAATCCAGGAAATAGTTCATCATTGCCATCTTCTGGTTCATGAATATTACTTATAGTTTTATATGGCTCTGTTCTATCCATACCCAGTTTCCAGTCTGGATGTCTTTTCCTAACTTTCTTTATATACTTTTTCTTTCTATTAGTATCAAAGTGTTCATCAAACACCCATCTTTCATAGAAAGAAGACTTTTCTAAATATTTCTGTTTAGCTTCCGGAGAAAGTTTCTCAACTTCTGCATCTGGTAATAATAATTGAGCTTCTATCTCTTTTAAGCTATCGAATCTAAAGGCTGTGTCTTCCAGCCATTCTTTAAACTTATCCTCATCTAAAGATATGATAGCTTCATTCATATTCTACCTCCCTAATATCCTAAATGTAATATTGCATCAGCTAGGACCATTAGAGCTTCTCCAGATGCTGGACCAAATACAGTTGGGAATGCAGTTTGCATATAGTTTGCTACATTTTGAACTGTAACTGAAGTTCCTGGATTTGACATATATGTTGAAGTATATGCCAAGACATCTTGAATCTTAACAGCTTGTCCTTTAGCTAATACGTGTATGATATAATTATACACTACTTGACCAACTGTTCCATTATTTTTATTCAATGCGAATAATGCTGTATTAATTATAGTATTGTGATGTATGTCAAATGACATCGCATTACGTAAGTTAAAATCAGCATAATCTGCTAATACAAATCCACATTGAGATAATAATTCTGATAAATTACTGTATCCCATAAATCCAAGTGCATATGCTATTACTACACCTGTTTTATATGGTAATACATTTGTATTTGCAGCTAACTTAGTTGCGTATACCAACTTATCATCCACTGTTAATTTGAATACAGTATTTGGATTACCTAACGCATCTTCAGCTAACATTAAATGAATATTATCTAAAGCTGTTTCTGGTAATCTTGTAGCTCCAGTTACTAATGCATTATAAATAGGTAAGTGTGCAAATATAGATATTTCATTTATATATCTATTTATCATATCACCTACAGATAATGTTTGTGGTGCTGTTGCCACTTGTGCTGCTTGAACATTTCCTACTGCTACTGTAGGTCCTACTGCAGCTGTCGGTTGTTGTGGAGCTATAGTTAAAGCTGCTTTTGCCATATTACTTACTGAAGTTGCCAATGCAAAATAACTTTCCGTAATATTACAAAGTTTTAATGCCAATGCATAAGCTTTAGCATCATTTGCTTTAAGTATACCTAGCATTCTTATCAAATCTTCATTAATCATTGGTTTAAGTAATTCTTTATCTTGTAATGAAGTTTGAATACTTCCCATTCTTGCTAAAAGTCCTATTAAGAAATTTGGATTAGCTTGATTTATTGTAGCTATGTCCATTTCTGTAACAGACCCATCTGCATTATTTGGGAACATTTGAATGTAACTCATTCTATATAATTCTCTATTGAATGATATTAAATCTCTATCATTAGTAAAGTTATATAGATTGCTACATAAATCCCCCACGATGTTCATTATATCTGGGTTTTGTGCTACAGCTAATTGCGTAGCATAAGGCTTTGTGTTTGCCCTTTTATAGGCATCATTGACTAATGCAAACGAATAGTCATACCTATTTCTAAATGCAGTCGGATTGTAGTAATTATTTATGAACGTATCAAATGGAGTTGTAATCGTTCCGTATAGTCCGTCTCCTCCTGCTGGAACATGTTTCAGATGTTCCGAAATTCTCCCTCTTAAATCTAGTAATTGATTTCTTTCGACGTTAAACATTTTCTTTTCCTCCTTATAATTTTTTAAAGTAAAATTGTATAATAATACCTAAATATATATAGTTATAGATATGGTAACTATTCTATATAGATCTAAGTTTTTTATTTAATTCATCCTCTTCCAATTCAGTATCTAATACGTATTCATCTAACGTAGTATTATTATCCATATTAAATGGTTCGTAACTCATGGTATTATCATCAGATAAATAGAACATTCTAATACTACGTCCGTAGTCATCTTCTCTTATTCTAAATTTATCTAAAGGCATAACCACATGTATTTCACTACTATTAGGTATAAGAGTTCTTACTGGTCCAGAATTACGAAGTCCTTTTGTATAATGAACATACATAGTTTCGTTATCCATATCTCTTGGACTACGATTATATCTTGCAGTACCATCTCTATCTTTCTTAACCCCCATACTCATAAAGTTTTGGTATGTAATTTGGTCTGTCTCTTCGTTTCTTTCTTCAATAGACGTTTTATGACAGAATATCATAAGCTCTAATTCAGTAGAAAGAAGTTTAGAACCAGCTAATAATCCAGGACTAAAGTTAAGTACTGGGTCTACTTGTCTAGGCCATTTAGCACATTCTCCAATAATATTTCCTACTTCCCCAGATAATTGTGCCGCAGTCAATACAGGAACTGATTTATGTACTGCCAAGTCTCTGCATTCTTTTACTTTCTGTCTAAGCAATGCAGCTCCATCTGCTCCTGTAGTTCCTAAATGCTGATGTTTACTACTATATACTTCTAGTCTATCTACATAATCTATTAATACCATTATAGGCATAAATCCTAAATTTACACAGTTATTAAATTCATCATCTACTTCATTAATAGTAGTATAATAGTCTCCAGTAAGTCTTTCTATATATACTATAGGAAGTTGAAGTCCACTTTTCTTATTAGTTTCTAATACTAATCTTTCTATATCTTCATCAGTCATCCTTTTCATTTCTTCTTCATCTATAGATATTCCGCACCATTGTAAATGTCTTACCATAAGTTGCTTTCTTGTAAGCTCTAAACTTATATATAAAACACATGGCTTATATTCTTCATTTATAATATCACATCTATTACGTTTACTAGTATATAATGCAATATTTTGAAGTATCATTGATTTACCTGAACCAGTGTATGCTCCAAATAATATACACGTTTTTCCTGTAAATCCTCCTCCGCAAAGCATATCTATTGCTGGGATAGTTTTAATTCTATGGGTAACTGCTTTACGCATATCTACTAATACTGGTGTTAAAGTTCCGTGCGTAGTTTCTGCATCAGGGTCAATTATCAATACATTAGATGATGCAGAACCTATTTTAATCATATTTACTTGCTTATATAATTCATCAGATGCTTGCATAAATGTACGCATAGCGTCTACTGTCTTTTTACTATTACTTGCGTATTCTATGGTATTAAGACTATCTTGTAATGTCGTAACAGTATTCTCTACTTTACTTCTCACACTAATAGCATTGATAGTGTCTAATAAATCTTTTCTAAATGATGCAGTGTAGAAGCTATCGTCATTTATATTTACCTTTACTTCATCTGAAAATTCTGTTTGACTTATTTCATACATAACTTCATTTTTATCTATAATGTTTTCATCTAATACTTTAGATAAAACATGAAGTAAAAGTTGTATATCTTTATCTGTTTTATATTCTTGGTTCATACTATTAATACATCTATTTGCAGCTGATACGAAAGCTCTGTCTTTAACATCTTGTAAGATACAGTTTAATACAGCCACTATAAGTTCTTTTCTCATTCGTTATCTCCTTCTAAAATTCGTTTTAATATATCCTCAGGGATATTTTTATTGTAAGTTTTTGTGTAAATATCTTTTAATAAATGTACTGCGTCTTGAGTTTGTAATACTGTTTTATTAATTACGTATTCTTTTTCAACTTTCACATTAGTTTTCTTTATATATTTAGCATTAATACTTTGCTTCCAAGTGTTGTATTTGTTCTTCGTCTGGTCTTCATTATTAAGTATTACATTAAATATAACATTATCGTAGCTAGGTCTAATGCTATTTGCTATAAGAACGTCTAATGTATTTTTCGTAAAATCTAAATTTATGTATTCGTGTTTTATTAAATAAGGATTTTCTATAGTTCTATATTCGTAATCATTATTATGCAAATCTATAAGTTTAAGTCCGTAGTCTTTATTATGGTCGTGTCCTCTTTCGTTTATTATTCTATTAGTATAATAAACATTCTTATTAGATATACTACTATGAACATGACCTCCTACTACAAGATATTTTGCTTTATTTATAAAGTCATATTCACTTACGACTATAGAACGTCCCATATTAAATTTACTATCCACTTGATTTAAAGCTGGGATAGCAAAGTCCATCATACCATGGAATATAACCACGTCTGATTTTGTGTGTTTATTTAAATCTTCTAAGAATAATTCATACTTTGGATAATATAATTCTGGTACTAATAATAAAGAAATTCCTTGTATTTCCATATTTGTCATTTTATCCACATATATAAACGTGTCAAGCATCTTATGTATGTTCTCCATAATTCTTCCATCGTGACTTGGAGTTCCTCTTAATACTATAAAACACGTATTATATTCTCTACATATTTTTGATATGTTTTCTATAAAGCTAACTAGATTAATAAACTCCTCTGTTTCTGCTCTTAGGTTAGCATCATCAGTAGTATCTCCAGCTATACAGAATATATTTGGTCTATATGTTTTAATCGTATCCTCTATATAAGATAAGAGACACGGAATTAATTCCTTTTCTATTCTTTCAAAATGTAAATCTGCTGTAATCAAAATTCTTTTCATATTAAAATCTCCTTTACAAAGTTCGTTAAATACGGTATAATATATATAATTATCTGGTGAACAATTATACTTTAAGGAAAAAAACAATATAGTGTCGAAATATTTATTTTATAAGGGGTGTTTAAAAATGTCACGAGAAAAAGAGTCGTTTTTACAATCAGTGAAAATCACTATAACACTTTCTGCACACATGTTTTATGCGTGTTTTACTTGGGGTGTTGACGCATTATATATAGTATCTATGAGTCTTTTAGAAAAGATTACAAAGCATAAGGAAGCTCTTAAATCATTAATTCCAGATAAAGCTTTAAACTTTCTAGAGAAGTTACAAAAAGAAATAGAGACTAATAAAGAAGCTATTAATACAGCTACAGAGATAGTAAAAGAAACATTTGAATCAGCTAGAACTACAACTAAATTTGAAGAAACAAGTGTACAAGATACTGTCCAAGAAAATTGCGAAGTTAATAAATCTTCGGAAGAAAACCCTAATATGTCTAAAACCCAAGAGGAAGCAGACATAAAAATAAAAGTAGAACACCCACATACTGAATTTGAAAAAGGATTGGATGCTACTGTACAAAGCATCGTTAATATAACTGTAGGGGATATTCATATACATAATATATCTAAAATTTCTAGTATAGTATCTACACTAAAGAAACTTGGGGATGAAGTAAGTCATTACGACCCTAAGACTACAAGTGTAGAAGATTTACAAGAACTTGGAAAAATAATAGCAGAAAACTTAAATAAACTTGACGAAGATAAGAAAGGTGATTGATGTGTTTAAATTGTATAAGCTTAAGAAATCTGTAGATGATGATAACTCTGTCGTAATATATAGTTGGGATGGAATTGTCAGCGATAGAAAGATAATTAACATTTGGAATAATATAGTAGATTCGTATAAGAAATATCCTAAATTAAATCTGGACGACTGTCTTGATATATTGGATATATTTTATGATGAAGTGTTAATGTATCGCAGTGTTGTAAATAAAAGCTTAAGTGTAACTCAGTTGTTTACTGATAGCACATTTAGAATATACCATATCAAACATGCAGAGGGAAAGGTTATTAAAAGAGTAGCTATATTAACTGCCAGAATAAATAATACTATTAATAAAGGTATTATAAGACCTATAGTTAGATTTGAATATGTAGATGATAGTAGTGCATTAATAAAACATGAAGAAATAGTGAACTTAAGTAAAAACAAAGCATCAGTATTAGATGATGTATCAAGTAGATGATTGGGAGTAGAGATGCTCCCTTTTCATTTATTTACGGCAATAAAGATAGGTAATTTTTAGCTATATATAATAAAGTATACAAATAAAAATATTAGGAGATGATAAATATGATAAAATTACTAGAAACTAAAACTACAGTAGGGATAAACCCTACAGCTATAATTGATAAGGATGGTAGCATAGTTAAAGATTATGCTACTACAATACAAGAAAGTGGTTCCGTTTGGGACCACTTAGATAACATGTTAAAGGACGGTCCCGCTTGGGATCGTCTTGACGCGATGCTAGGGGAGTAATCTCCTAGCATTTTTTTTTTGTTTGGCGTAAATAAATGGATAGGGGGAATTAAATCCCCCGAGTGATAACGTGAAAGATAAAACTAATAAAAATTCACATTATCAGTTGTTATAAAATTATGCGTAAGTTAACACAACTTGGTCAGTAGCTGCTTTTTGTCTAATAGTTTCCAATAATTGTTTTCTATCAGATTCTGCATTCTGGAAGTTGTCTAAACTTAAGTCTACGTTTCCAGTTCCTATCTCTATCTTAAGATTTCTTAAATCATTATTATAAAGATTTATCATCAAGTCGTATCTACATAGTTCTTCAAACCAGTTTTCTAAACCTATAGTAATAGTACTCAAGTTTTTAGGATGAGTGCATTCTATTACTACTTTATAATATCCTCCATACATCGGAGTATTATATTGCCCCATATTCTTCATTACTAAAGAAGCGGGAGGTCTAAAAGCAATACTAGGTTTTTCTATGTTTTGCTTAGCTATAGATTTAGCAGTCCACGATGGTAAGTCATTCTTTATACTTGTACTCCATCCGTTTACTAATCCATATCTACGTGTTTCGTTTAAGAAAGCTCTTTTTATTTGTACATCAAGCTCTCTAAATCTATCCATAATCGAGTCTGGTATTCTATAAGCAACATCATTATAAGAGTATATTCCTCCTATAATTTCTTTACTCCATGCCGTAACTATACTATCTATATTCATTACTATATGAAATCCAGATACTCTGTTAAAGGTTTTAAGACTATTATTAATAATACTGTCTCTTATAATGTTATCATTATAAGCAGCTCCAAGTATTCCATTCAGTCCTATATCTTTTTTTAGCTTATCTATAAGTACATTTATATTCATAATTCCTCCTTATTAGAAGTCATTAAGTATACTTAATTTAGTCATCTTCATTGCATCTTCAAATGAAGCTGTTTTCTTAACTGGGTTCTTTATTAATATAGCAGAAGTAGTTGGGTCTATCATAACAATAGATTCATTTCCTATATACTTATTAATTAAAGAATTACTTTCAGTTCCAAACATACCAGCAGTACGTTGTACAAGTTCTAAGTTTACTACTTTCATATTAACAGTGTCGTATATTTGAACTTTTCCTCCAGTTAATACACTATTCCAGTTAGCTGGATTTTGTACGTAATCTATACCTATAACTTCTATTTCTTTTGCAAGAATAGGATTTTGCGTATTATCGAATTGTCCTACAGTACGTATAGAAAATCCTGGTGCAACTCCATTAAGCATTTCTAATGCTATATGTGGATTTGTAATAGAAGTTTTTATTGTAAAGTATGTTTTATTATTAGCTTGTCTATATCCAATAACTCTATGAGTAATATTTTTACCAGGTGCACTATGTAATCTTTGCATAGTTCTTTGGAATGCTCCCTCTGGGTCTTTGTTATCCAATTCAATAGTGGGGTGTTCATTCTCTCCACAAACTCCCCCCTTTCTCAACTGATTTTGAAATCCATAATTCTTCATTCCGTTTAAGAAAACATCAGCTGGATATAATTTATTATTACTTGTAGGTTTGCTGTGGTCTATAGCTTCTATTTCAAATACAATATAAGATTCTCCATTTCTAATACTTCTTACTAGCTCTGGAGTTAATCCTTTTATCATATATTCTGTAGCGGTATTGTGATTTCCACCATCCCAAGAATCTGATTCTACTCCTATAGTATCAGATAATTTATCTACTTTAATAGAAGTTATAACTTGATTTAGAGGAGCTATTCTATCTTCGATTAACATTCTTTCAGTATATTGCATTATTTCCTCCTTTGTAAAATCAAATAAAAAAAGAGTGGAGAACCTCATTACGAAGTTCTCCAAATCTTTTTATATATCTTATGGTATTAATTGAGTATTATATCCATAAACAGCTAAATCTCCTGCTGCTCCTCTCAATGTGTTGAAATTGAATGTGCAGTCCATGCATAAGCTTGGAACGTTAGGATGCATAGGATTACGTTGAGCTGGGTCGTTAGTTATTCTGATAGGTGTTTCAGAAGCTAAGCAAGTTTGGATATTTGGTTCAGCAAATGAAGGTATAATATTATAAGTATACTTAATTTGGTCTGGAGCCAATGGGTTACCAGAGCTATCTGTAGTTTTAGCTTCTAAACCAGATTTATCTGTACCAACGATGATAGCAGATATAGGTGATTTAATATCGTCTCCGATAGTTAAAACATTTACAGATGCTTCTTGGTTTACTCCTAAGAATGTGTTATCTGCAGTTTCAGAAACTTCTCCTACTACAGCAGTCATCTTACCAGCAAATACACCTAAGTGGTAAGAAGAAGTAAACATTGTTAATTGTGCTTCTTTTTGAGATTGAGAAGCTATTCTGAACTTATTAGCGATAGCTTGGAAAGCTGGTCCTAATTGTACATTAATAGTTTCCAATTTTCTTACAGATGTTGCTATTTGTAAGTCTACTGTTTGAGCAGCATATAATGTTTTCTTTCTTTCTAATTCATCTGCTTGAGTAAAGTCTTCTATAACTTTTTTCTTCATATCGAAGTATCCATTAAAGAAGAATCCTTCTTTTCTGTGTCCGATGAATTCTGTAGCCATGTTCATAATTCTTGCGAAGTAAGAACCTCCAAGTCTTTCATCAAGCACTTCAAGTTGGTCTTGTAATATAGGAACCCAGTCTTTGATTTCTGGACCAGCGTTGATATATCCTCTTTCTTCTTTTAGAGCATATTCTGGTCTAGATTTCCATAAGTTGAATGGGTCTAATATTTTGAATTCGATATCAATAGCATCTACATCGTTAGCTGCAGTTGAACCGTGAGCTTTATTACAGTCTACAACGATACTTTGGTCTTGTCCATTGAATTGGATGTATAGATAGTAAGTATCTGTAGGTCTGCTTTGGTCTGGAGTTATTAATAATACTTTACCTTTATAATCTTGTTCATTATTAGTTTCAGTAAGCATTCTTCCAGCATTTATATCATAAATAGGACCAAATTTTTGACCATTTATTTCTAGTTTTTCTACATAGAAATCTGATCTTACTAATTCATCTGCATTGATAGCTGATTTTTGACCAGCAGCTATTGTAGCTTGAGTTTCCATTACTCCGTTATTTTCAACGAATAATAAATCACTTCTTAATTTGATAAGTTGTCTGAAGTTTGCTTTCTTTATACTTACCTTTTTAGTCATAGTTTTGAATAATTTAGAAATTCCTTCTAATTTAGAACCTGTTTGGTCTTGAGATTTAGGGTCGATGAATGATAATACATCTTCTCTTTTAAACTCTTTAACTATAGTATGAGTTTCAGGGTCTATAATTTGATATATAGGTACTAAAGTGTGTACAGGAATTGAAGTAAATTTATTATAAAGTTGTTTTATTTTGATTACTTTTGTGTACATTGTAGCACAAGCAGCTATCCATTGTACTTGAGTTTCAAGTTTAGGATAAACTATAGCTGATTGATATGAATATGTTTCCATACCTGGTGCTAATGGACCAACTTGAGATTCTTTTACTCCTGCGAATACAGTAAATAAAGCACTTTCTAAAGCAGCTTCAGCTTGTTCTTTTTTCCATTTAGCTCCAATAGCAGATGCTCCTGTTAATCCTTTTTTGAATGCATTGTTATCTGCATTTGTTTTTTCATTTTTTAAGTGTCTTAAAGCAGCTTGTACTTCAGTAGGAAGAGCTCCAAATTTATCTGCATTAGAAGCAAATTCTTTTGCAGCAGCTTCTAATCCTTTAGATATATCTGTTCTCATCATTTTCAATTTTAATTCCTTGTCAGTCCATTCTGATTTATTTACAGATGGAATGTACTTTCTTAAAATTGAAGCTATTTTAATAGTAGTATCACTTCCGTATTGTCCAAATGCTTTCTTCATTATGTTTGTATGATCGTTAGGATTTGCAGTCATAAATGAAGAGAAGTTTTCTAATCCTACAACCTCATTAGCAAGGACTTCTGGAATATAAGTATATTTATTTTGCATTTATATTTCCTCCTTATATATAATATAAAAGAGGAGTTTTGAGTTCTCCTCTTTTATTTTAATTCATTATTTTCTTACAGCGTCTCCGATATGAGTTTCACCAGATATAACTTTAGCAGCATCAGCAAGAATCATTTGGATAGCAGAACCCACTTCTTTCATAGTCATATTAACTACTTTCTTGAATTCAAGTAAGTTTTGAGATAGAATTCCTAATCCAGATAATAAGTTATTTCTTGTATCAGCTGGAGTTCTAGGTTCATTACTAGCTCCGTTAGTTCCGTCATCTAGTCTTTCATTTCCTAGTTTTTCTATAGCTCTATCTACCATCTTATCCATTTTTTTCCATTGTCTAAACCATTTGATATCTCTTCTAGTAGCTCCTTCAATAGATACAAGAGCTCTCTGAATTATTCTCTTAGTTTCTTCAACAGAGTGATCTGTTTCTTCTCTTAAAGTTTCAACAGTATCTTTCAATGCATCTTTAAATTGATCCATTCTGTCTTTCATACCATCATTTCCGTTAGAAGTTCCACTTAATAAAGCGTTAACTATATCTGCAGCAGCTCTTGTATCAACACCAGAGTTTGCAACTCTTCCTGCAATACTTCCGTATACGCATCCTTGAAGTCTGATAGATTCATTTATTACGAATGTAGCTAATTGTTGAGGTTCTGATGTTGCATTTCCATTAGGACCACCATAGTTATTAGGTCTATATCCTCTAATAGCTTCTATGAAAGTTTCTACGAATGTAGCAGCTCCAGCTATATTTCTGATAGAGTATTCTTTATCTCTTTCATCTTCTCCAGCATGAATAGCTAGTTTATTTATTTTTCCTCTATACTTTTTAGCAAGTTTAGAGTAAGATTTCCATCTTCCATCTGTTATTAAGAAGAAGTCTACTATCGAAGTTAAGAATTTCCATACTTTAGAAAGTAATTTCTTAACAGCTATGATAACGTTGTATCCTCCTCTTTTAACCATATTTACGATAGCTTCTGTTCCTAATGAATCAGAGTATCTATCGTATTCATTCATTGATAATCCTGCACTTTCTAAAGCAGCTTCTTGGTTTACTAAAGCAAATCCAAGGATGCTTGTAGAAGTTGATTCTAACCCTTCAACCATATGGTCTATGTCATCTAATGCTAATAATTCTTCAGCAACTTCAGAACCAGCATATAATTCAGGACCGAAATCATTTTCCATTCCTGACTCTAATCCTAGAGTTTCGTTTATTACTTTAATTAAATTATTCATTAATTTCTTCCTCCTTTATGTTAATTATAATGCTTTAGCTATTAACCATTTAGCATCTGTAAATAATTCGTCAGCTATTCTTACGTAATGTTTAATAAACATATTCATATACATAGCTGTACTATTTAGATAATATATGAAATCAGATAAAATTTCATTGATAACCATCATATGTTCTCTTCTGTTTTCTCTATTAGTGTCATTAGTTCTATCTCCTCTGAAATCATTTTCCATATCTCTTCTTACAGTTTCAAGTCTCTTAATACCTCTATCTACTTCTTTAGCGATATCTCTTCTACCAGTTCTTTGAAGGTATAGGAAGTCTAGTCCAGCAGATATATAATTGAATAAGTCCATATTTCTAACGCTTCTAACATTATCTTTCCAGTTCTTTATTTCTTCAGCTATATCATCTTTATGTTCTGGATTTATAAGATGTCCGTTTACTTGAGCTGTAGCTCCCCCTAATCTTCTATAGTTAGTGTTAGTATTAGTGTCTCTTCTAACCGTTCTATTTAAACCGTCTAAGTTACCCATAGTTACAGTTCCTCCAACATCAGGATTAGAAGTAGTTCCAAGAGTTGTAGCTATATTTTCGCTATATAAGTTAATAGTCAAATATGACGCATTATAAAACGCAACAATAAAGTCAAGACCTATAACTCTTTGGTTATTAGCTCTTAAGAATGTTGTAATGTCTCCAAGGTTAGTAGATGTAGCTATGTTAGCAGGAACATTTTGGTTATTTCCTTCTCCAGTAAAGTATCTTACTAATTCTTTTTCCATTTCTGAATCAGAGTCACCTTTAGCATAAATTCTCTTAGATGCATTAGCTCTTGCTTTTTGAACGTCTTTTCTGATTTTCTTAGCTTTTTCTCCAAGCGATCTGAAGATTTTCTTTGTATTAGTAGTTAATCCGAATATTCTTTTTAACCAAGCAATACAAGTATTGATTAAGCTTTTTAATTGAGCAAGACCAGAGTATGCTCTTCTTTTTACTACGTCTGATATAGCTTCCATACCCACCATGTCTACTAAAGCTCCTTCTAATCCGAAACTTTTGTATACGTCTAATGGAGCAGCCCCTTCAACACCGCATTCTTTTTCAGCCATAGCCACATATACGTTTTCAGCAACTGATGTAGCAGCAGTTATAGCAGAAGCTTCTGCTTCATAGAACGCAGCATCTATTTCAGACTCTATACCAATTTCTTCCATCATTTCATCTAGTAATGATTTAGGTGCGTCTTCTGCATTAAAAGCACCAGCTGATTCATTACCAATTCCTAGTAATTGTTCTAATGTTAACATTAATTTCCTCCTTATATCTATTTATTTATTAGTTTTTATCACTGACGCTTGTCATACCTGCTCCTAATCTAGCAGCATCTGTTATAACAGCATCTAGTAGTGAGTTTACACTTTGCATACATTTTTGTGTGTTATTAGCAATAGCAGCCATAAGTTGACCTGTAGCTACTACTTCGTTAAACATAGCTTCTCCTTCATCATTTCCATAATCAGTATAATCTTTAGATAATTTAGAGATAAGTTTACGTTTAACTTTTTCTAATTTTTGTGCAACTAGTTCAAAGTTCCAAAGTTTTTTATTATTTTGAGCCAATGTGACAAATGCAGTTAATGCATGTTTAACTTGCATAAACGCTTTATTATAAGGCTTTTCTTCAGGTTCGTTTACAGTAACTCTTTCTGCAGAATCTCCAAGAACTTTCTTTAGTGTAGATACAGCTTCTTTATATTCTTGAACATCTTTTATAGCATTAGCAGCTGCTTCATCTGCATCATTCGATACTCCGAATAGTTTCTTAATAAATGCTATGACAGTAGTCAATACCTGACCGTTTGTCTTAATAGTTTCCTTAACTATTTTTTGTAGTTCACCCTCTTTTTTCAAATCTTCTAAATAGCTATCTATATTGTAAGATTTAGCTTGAATTTTTGTATAAAATTCGCTATTCAAAGGATTTATCGAAGCTATCAAACCTCCCATAGCGATTATAGCAGCCATAAGTTGTTTTATAAGTAATTCAGCACCAGCTTGAACGACCTTTTTTTCGTCCTTTGGATTATCTGCGTCTTGTCTCTCTTCTTTAACTACTTCATTTGTTTCAACTAGATTTTTAAACATTTCAGTTAGTTTATCTAATGACCATGTAGTTACTAATACTACTCCAAGAGCTTGAATTAATCCAGCAGCAGCATCTGTACATTTTACTACCTTATTTTCTCCTTCTTTATCTTTGAATTCTTTTCCTAGTTTTGAACTCATTTCGTCCATTTTCTTTATATAAGCTTTCGCTTTGTCAAATCCAGATTTCAATGACTTACGGATATTTACTATTCCTTTGAAGAATCTGATAATCCATCCGAAAAAGAAGTTTATAAATTTCTTTATCCATAATCCCAAATTAGACTTAACTCTAGACGCCATATTTTTAACTTTGTCCTTTAGTCCTTCTGTTCCTATTATTTCTTGTAATCTTTCTTCGTCAAACATTATTATAGATGATAGACCGTCGAAATCAACTTGAGAGTCAAGTTCGTAAGAAACTTCTATGCTTGAATTCGTGGTATATTCTTGCCAGCTTTCTAACGCCTCCTTGATATTAGCATATGACTCGTAGTGGAAATCATCCATATATATTCTTTCATTCATATTTATATATCACCTCCTTCATCATCTTCATCGTTATAATTTGACACTAATGTTGTTACTTGCTGGATTTTTCTACATTTCCTACTAGCTCATTATAGATATCTTTTAGCTTAGATAAGTTTGCATATATAGAAAAATATGTAGCGAATATGTCATCATGCGGTTTATCTATAATTACATTCAGATATTCATCCACAATATCACCCAGTCTATTATATTCTTGTATTACTTGGTCAAATAGTTCAATGTGTTCTGAATCTTGTATTACTACTCTTTCACACATAGAAATATTTGCTTTTATTATATCTTGAAGTTCTAGAAATCTTTTAGGAAAGACTGCTCTAACTTGCTTATTCATATCATGTTCATCTTCAATAGTCTTCTTTCTATTTAGTTTTATCACTTTCTTTTTTTGTTTCTTTTCGTTATCATCATCGCCACCTCCGAAGAAGTCGTCTGAACTGTCATCTGAAGAGCCAAAGAAATCTCCGCCACTGTCGTCTCCTCCATCATCAAATGGATTGCCTCCACTATCTCCTCCTGAATCATCTCCTCCAAAAGGATTATCGTCTCCGCCACTAGAGTCGTCAGAACTCCAATCTCCCCAGTCATCTCCTCCAGAACTATCGTCAGAACTATCGTCAGAGGAATCATCATCTCCTCCGCTATCTTCTCCAAATCCGTCAAATGGATTATCTTCTTCTAAAGCAATAGTCCATTTAGGATACATAAGTTCTACAGCTTCTAAACTGTAATCTATGCTTGATGGTTTGTATTTTGTTTCTCCAAGTCTTTCATATGAGCTTGAACTTTCTTTTCCAATTTGATAAGTCTGTAAACTAACTTCCGAGATTGTATTTTGATTATCCATAGTCCGATCATCGCAATTATAGCCAGCCATAAGTTTTTTATATATGTTGTCATAAGACATCTTAACCTCCTCCTTAGAAATCTGAGCCTCCAAATCTAGTTTCAACTGTGTATCCTTTTCCTCCGCTATGTCCTATGTTGAAATAAGAACCACTTTGCATAAGAGCGTCTATACGTTGACGTCCGTTCATTGATAGGTCTTTATTAAATGTCATGTATCTGATTCTGTCTTTTTGAACTAAATCTCTTTTAAATTCTATGAGCTTAAGTCTTGCAAATTCCATATTATGCTTTTCAGCTAATAGTCTGTCAACAGTTTCCGGGTCTCCCTCATTTTTAGCATATTCCAATTTTTGGTCATGTCTTTCAAGAAGTCCGTCTATTTTAAATTCAAGTCTTTCTATAGCTCTAAGTTTTATTTGCCTATTTGCATTACGTTTAAGTATATACATAAATGGCAAGAAGTATATCGGTCCTAATAATACAGTCCATATCCATGATCTAACAGAGTTTTCTCCAAGCATCTTAATCTTTTCTAAAACTATATCGAATTCATCATTAAGAAGTTTTTCTTGGAAATCTAACATCTGTTCTTTTTCTAATTGATTTCTAGATTTAAGAGCATGCTTAATCGCTTGCCATAAATATCCAATTATCTTACGCGGAAGTTTTGTGATATTCATAAACACATGATATAATATAGAACCTTTTCTTATACCGAATATCTTTATCGCAGTATAAGCATCTTTCATACTTCCAACGAAACCTTCTGTTCCAATAGAACGCAATGCATAGTCAACATCTTCGTTCAATGAAACCCAGTTAAATAACTCTTCTCTTATAATCGTTCCATCCATTTTTTCAATTACAAGTTGTGCGTCGTAATCAAAATAACAGCAAGAATCTAATTCCATTAATATAGTATTCGTAGCACTCTCAGGAACTTTGACAGTAATAATACTATTATCCACTACGCCTTCTGACCTAGATACCATAAGTCTTCCTTTTACAGAATTGAGATACACGAAGTTACTATGTCCATCTACTTCTATTTGCATCGGCAAAAAGTCAGTAGGACTTATAACGTCTTCTTCGTGAGCTCTGTCAAGTTCTAGTATAGACTCTACACCAAATCTTTCAGAAACGTGTTTAAATATAGCACTCTCTACACTTATTTCTTGAATATCTAATGCTGATTTTATATCGAAGTTATCTATTAATACTTTATCAGTATCATTCGTACCAATCGCAAACTGTTCAATAAGCATAACTATTATTTCTTGTACTGTAAATGTTTGGTCTTCTACTGTAACTCTTTTATCTAAAACAGTTATAATATCATTTTTAGTCATATTTTCTAAAATCGTCATTGGTATTATTTCACCAAAATATTTATTTTTATTGAATTCTTCTGTAACACTATTTCCAAAACTAGAAATAGCTAACACTGCGTTTTGTGTAAATGTTACTGGTACGTATGTATGAAATGGTTCAAATATTTCTATCAATGTAATTGGAATAGCTTTTACGCTTATGTTTGTATTAATTGATACAAATCTTTTAATAGAAACTCCTGGGTATATAGCCTGAATTAGAAATTCAAATATCTTTTGTATTTCGTAGAAATTCTCTTTTATCGGAAACGTGCTGTAAGTTAAGCTTTGCATATAACCTTGATTAAAAGATCTGTATGTCATTGCTCTCTCTAATGCTTTTTCAACTATATAAGCGGAACGTTTTACTAAAGTATATTCTGCTAAATTATACATAACTAACCTCCTTTTCTATTATTATTTGTTACATATCAAGTTGTTTGGATGGGGGTATAGTGGATTTTTTTATAAAAAAAATAACTATATATCATAGATATATAGAACATCATATTAAAATAAAACTTAGGAGGAAAGAGAATGAAAAAATATGAGTTAATGACTGTACTAGGAAAGACTATGGAAAGATTGAATATGGATAGTGAACTAATAAAAGGTCTTGGACTAGAATTTCATATGACAATGAAAGATTCTATGTATGAAAACATAGATAAAGATGAAAAGGAAACTATGACACTTTTAAACGGTTTGATGGGTGACGACCCTAGATACGTTTATTATTGGGTGGGGGTAGCCATAAAAACTTTGGCTATGTCACCATCTAAATAAAATATTGAGCTCTTCGGAGCTCTTTATTTTTTTTTTGTAAATGGCGTAAATAAATGCATATCGCCAGATTTACTCCAGCGATAATTATATATTATTAGTGTGAGAATATATTATATTTATAATCTATATCTAGAAATGAGGTGATACCTATGATAGATAATACTGAACGTTTATTGAATCTTATCAATGGATTTAATAACATCGTTAGGTATAATACTGCTAATAATATCCCACCGTCAAGGGAATTATTGATAGCACAAGATTATATCAATAATAAAATTGATTCTTCTGATATATTTAATCCTCATTTAAATATTGCGTATTTAAATGATTTAAAAGTATCAGATAATGATGCATATGAGTTTATAATAAACCTATTAGACACCCGTGTGTATCCTAAACACATATTATCATAAATAATCGTATTTGTGATAATTATTGCACATTTTATCATTTATTAGATATCTTAAATCATAATATATTCTCACATTTATGTTGTACTAAAAAATTAAATATTACTATAACTATATATTATCACTCAGTCATATAGATTTCTGGTTATAAATATCATAATTCGATTCGAGGTGATAATTATGTCCACTGACGTTAAAGATTTAATGTTAAAATATTGGATTAATCTATTAAGAGAATTCAATAAGGTCATTAGTTCTGACTCCAGAGTCATCGGAGAAATCAGAAAGTACATTAAACACGTTCAAGCTGTATCTAAAGATTATATTGATCTTGATATAGATTACTTATTAGAACTTAAAAGTTCTGATAAAGAAGTGTTTAAAACATTAGATAAAATGATGCAGTCTACAGCTGTATAATTTTATCTAGCCAATAAATTAACGAATCTAGTAAATAAAAGGAATTACTATAACTATTTATAAAATCTATATGACTTTTACTAGATTTACATTTATGATTGTAGCTAAAAGTTAAAACATTTTAGCTTTCATATCAAACCATTTATTCTTATTTTTTTTAACTCCATACACATCTCTAGTTCCTTTGTTAGCTCTGTGTTGCTCTTCTTGTACAAAGTCAAAATACGTAGGCATTTCTCTTTCGTGTATTTGAGGAACGTCTTTAAGAGCTCCGTAGTTAAGTTCATAGTGATATTCTTCTCCAGATAACTTAACTTTACGTCCATTCTTAACTTTATATATTTCTACATTCGTATACTGTTTTCCATTTATCGTAGTAGGAACTAATACGTAAGATACTTCTCCCTCATCTTTAGTATAGTTAGCATACTCATTTGTAAACATATTCATACTTTGCATTACAGATACCATTTTAATTTTACTCATATCTACATAGAATTTGAATTGCTCTCCTACTTGCTTTCTGAAATCAGTATTGAATATAAGACTGTATGCTATAAGAGTCGCGATGAGTATATCATCATGAGCTCCTGGCTTATGGTCTATTCTTCCAGTATTCTTTCTGTATAATGTAGAAAGTTGATTAAGAGCTTCTGGATGTGAAAATGCATACGGATATTTATCTACAAGTTCAAATAAAAGTTTTTCATATAAATATTCTCTTACTTCTCTTTCTTTAATACCGTACGATAAATATGATGCATAGTCAAGTTTCTTGGTAGTACTCTTTACTAATACATCTGCAGCGTGAGAAGAGAATAGTTTCTTAGTTCCAAATAAAAGAGGTTCTATAAACGGGTCTTTTGCTAAATCTGGAATTACAGATTGTCCAGGACCTTCTAATTCTATAGCAAGTATTATATTTAAATCAGGATTAGATTCTTTTAAGAATGGAATAAACTTCTTAATAAACATTGTAGTTTCAGAAGTCGTAAGAGTATTTGATTTAAACATAAAAAGCTTTTCTCCACTTTCCATATCTATAGCAAAGAATACAGTACTGTCGTTTCCAGTTCCATGTGCTAAGTCTACTCCGATAGCTATAGTTTGATATCTATTTATAAATGTATAGAAGTCTTCATTAGCAAATTGTGGAAAGAATGTTATAGAAAAGAACTTATCAAATATAAACGTATCCATAGCTTGTGATTTAGTTAAGGTAGAAATACGTCCAATTTGCTTTTGATTAAGTAAAGCAGAACTATCAACGTCAAGCCAGTCCATCAAAATTTCCGTCATGAAGGCTTCTCTGTTTTCAGTTTGAGCTATACGTTGGTCAAGCCAATCTTCACCAAATCCCATTTCTTTATATCCATATTGAACATTAAAGAAGTTCTTTTTACCATTTGTTTTTAAATATGCACATAAATCTTCATATGAATATTCAAATAGCTTAATATCGAATCTACACATTTTATTAAATATAAAGTCATACATTTCACGTCCGTGTTTAGTATTAAGTTTACCAGCAGTAGACATATAGTGTAATCCGTATCTTTTATTAGCTTTCTCAGCACGCATTCTTGCAGTAGAGTTTGCAAGTTGCATCGCAGTAGTCATTGTAATAGCGTGTGGTACGAAAGTAATTTCGTCATTTATACCAAATTCAAAAGTTTCTCCCCGTCCAACACGTTCTGCAGTAGTTTCTGTTGTACCTGCTGATGCAATCATAATTTGATTACTTCTGAACACATTATTTATATATTTAGATTTAGGAGACGGAGTCATATCTGGTCCTACTTCCCACATCTCTTTATTCTTCTGTATTTTTTTTACTACATTATGAAACTTTAAGAAAGCAGGCATAAGATTTGCAAAGTCTATCATCATCTTTCTGTTCTTACCAGCATCTTCTGCCTTAAAGTGAGCCACTAGTATTTTAGTATTTTCGCTACCAGCTGCAAATTCTCCTCCACTAACACAGTTTATATCTGTAGTTTTCCCTACTTGCCGAGGAGCACATCTGAATGTATTAAAGCATTGGCAATAAAGCCATAATATAGTCCAAGTTCCTATGGTCATTTGATACTGCATTTTATTCCCTTTACCATCTACCATTCTAGCACATTCACGCATATAGAAAATCATATTCTGTCTCATTTCTACAGCGGCTGCTATTTGTAGTTCTGGAGCTAAGCTAGGGCTATGCATATCTTGTCCCATAAGATTTCTATTAAATAGTATCAAAGGAAGATTATGATTAAGATTTATTCCTGTACGTTCTTTAAGTTTTTCTAAAGATAGAGCAAAAGCCACAAAGCTTTCATTAGTCGTACTATAATCATAATATAAAGGAATAGTTATCTTATGTTCAGGGTCATAATATATATCATAACATTCGTCTAATAATCCCTGTACATTAAACTTTATTTTTTGCTCTTCAGTAAGTTTTGTTTTATCCAGTCTATTAAAGTTTCCATTAAATATTTCTTTATACGGAAATTTAAATTCATTATCATCTGAAAGTCCTCCTTCGTTTACAAAGGCATTAAAAACTTCTTCAAACATTTCTTTATATAAAGTATATTCATCTTCTGTTATACGTAATAATTCATTCATATCCTCTTCATACTCATGATTCTTCTTTGCTTCTATTATAACAGACTGTTGATATTCCATATATCCTCTGTAGTCATATTTATCTATAAGTATAACTTGGTCTTGGTCAATTCCTACAGAATGCATATGTCTCATAAAGGCGACAGCTTGTTCTGTAGGTAATGTTTGCATTAAGTTATTTCTCATACTACCTCCAATTTTAAATGAGAATGGGGATATAAAATCCCCATATTAATAATCCCACTTATTTGTAGTTTTTAACTGTCCGTATAATCTAGTATTTCTTTCTTTAAATATATTTCTATCTGATAATGCATTTTGCATAGCAAATATATCAGAAGAAAGAGCTAGAAGTATAGTTGCCAAATATTCGTTATTAGTTCTATCAAGTTCAAGTTCTATAACGTCTCTGAGCATAGCACATCTTTTTAGTAATACGTGTTGTGTATCTTGGCTATGAGCATTTGCTACTTCTGCCTTAAGCATAATATAATCATTCTCTAAGTCAGTATATCTTCTTCTTTCTATAGAAGTAAGCTTTGCTAAGATACTTTGTCTTTCTTTTCTTCTAAACTCAGCAAACTTAGGGTCGGTAGGTTTAACATACGCTTCTATTCCAGCCATAGTAAATGCTGCTGGTTTCTTTGGGAAAAAAGACTCAAATGCACTTATAAGAACTCCTTCGTTTATTCCAGGTGCTGTATGATGTTTAACGTGTTTAACCTTATGATATACTTTCATAGGCATATTCATGGCATATGGATTTGACTGTACTACTCTGCATTTGTTAGAATACTCTTCTTTAAAATAATCTAAATATTTATCAATACTACGTCTCATTAGATAATCTCTAGATCTAAGTCTAGACATTCCTAAGTTTACTAAGTTCATTACTTTCTTAGAACCTAAGTCTACTTGTGCTTCTGCTTTAGCATAATCCATAAGAGTATTTAAGTCTACTCCGTATTCTTTAAACGATGTAAGATTATTGGCAACACTATACGCCCATTTAGCAAGAGTAAGTTCTAATAATGTTGCGACATTTGCATCGTTGAAGAAGTCTTTATCATATCTAAACTTATTCATATATAAATGGATTAATGTTCTCATATTGTATCCATATGCTATAATTTTAGAAAGTATACATCTACGTATGTCTTCCACAAGATTTTCATACGCTACCCCAAACTTATCTTTAATAGAAAGCATTCTTATAAATGTTGCAGACACATCTAGCATAGCAACGCATTCATCATTATAATCATTATCAGAAGAAATCATTTTACTTCTATCGTATAAGAATACAGCAAGGTTTCTATCTATATCGTATCCGATTTCGTTCTCTCCTATTACAGCTGATTCTTGCATATCTCTAACGATATCGTTATAGTCGTGTCCTATTTCTCCATACTTAGGATTACCATATACATTCACTCCTATCTTAGCGGCACTTATTAGGCTAGTTTCAAAATCTAATACAGAAGTACATCCCTCAGGTGTATCTTCTATCAATAACTTTAATACATTTGGAGATAGTCTACTATTATACTCATCCATTATAACATCTTTATGGCAGTGATTATCATCTACAGCATTTACTATAGTTCTTCTAAGTTTGGCTAAATCTAATAATGCTTCTGCGAATATATTAGAAACTAACATAATAGCTTCTTTATATTCTTCGTGAAATCTAATTTCATAACTATTAAGTTTATCTATCAATTTATATTCCTCCTTTTTTATTTATTGATATTTTACATATATCTATTGTTTGGGCTATTTTTGAGCAAATTTTTTAACTGAATTTTAGCTATATATAATAAAGTATATCAATAAATAATAAGTATTGATATGAAACTCTAATAATAAAAAAAAAAATAAAAATAAATAGGAGATGATTTGTATGTTATTAACTAGAGAACAAGTAAAGGAAAACTTAATAAACAAAAAAGGTCTATCTGAAGAAATGGCAGAAAAAATGGTAAATAGTAGAGAGTATCTTTTAAAAGTATGGGATGCTGCTTTTGAAAATTTGAAAGTTTTATCAGGAATGCTTCCAGAAAATGATCCTATGCTATTGCAAAAGAAACAAGCAGTACGTAAGCTATATCATGAACAAAAAAACATATCTTGTTGAAGTAAAATTCGATAATGATGTTGAAGCTGATTATGTGTGGTGTGAAATGAACAGCTTCATAAGAGAATGGCTAAAAGTATTTAAGTTACCTAGATAGTAGCTTGAATACTGAAAAAGAATTTCTAGAATAACAATCTAGCATTCTTTTTTTTGCTCTTCCGACAAATATATTATATTACATCTTTTATAGAAAAGGAGGAATGCAATCATGGAATTCGTAAAAGAAAACTTGAAAGACATTTTTGGTGAAAGTGGATATGCTGCTATAGTTAACGCTTTATCTAGTTATTGGGTATATATAGTTATACTTATAGCTGTGATAATCGGTATCTATATGACGTTTATCAAACCAAGTAAAAGTCTACACAAGTTATTAGGTTCTCAAGTTAAATATGCGTGGGAACATTACAAAGTCTCTGAAGAAGACCTTGAAAGTGAAGAAAAGCTAAATAAATTAGTAGATAAAGTTATCGCTGGAGCTACTAAAAAAATAGAAGATCCGACATTCAAGATAAAATTCAAGACATTAGTTTTATATTTACTACACAGAAAAGCTACTAGAGAAACTATAATAGACGTAATAAAATACCACTATTCAAAAGTAACTTCTGATGAATAATGGCGTAGTAAAATGTAAACCCCCTCAACGAAGAGGGGGAATGCATTTTATTACGTTTATTCAGATAAAACTATATCTGGAAACATATCTTCTATTAAGTTATTTTTTAGTCTGACTAATACGTCCTCATCTATAAAGTTGTAAGAATATAATACTGCTCCAACTGTATCTGCAGGTAATGATGATAATTCATCATTAGATAGATATTCTCTAGTATCCACATCATGAACATCTCTGATAACATTTTCTAATTCACGATATCTTTTATCTTTATTATTGAAGTCTATCTCAAATAAATCTCTTACTTGCCATAAATATTTATATTCTATTTTATTCTCATTAACTTTACCATATTTAATATCTCTTATTATAGCAGAAGTTAAATCATCATATATACCTCTGTCTAATAATGCTTTTTCTATTTTAAGTAACAATTCTTCCAATAATCTAGGATTAGTTACGTCGCGTGTTCCTCTTAAAAGCTTGGTGATATCATTCATCACCATAGCTGTTCTTCTGAAACCTTTTGCTTCAAGTATTATATTCATACAAGTAATCTTATCAGCACATATTTCAAATACTTCTCTATCATAGTCAGTCATATGCTTTAAGAAAAGCTCTTTTTCATTAATAAGTCTTACACAAACTCCTGCTAATAAATATCCAATATTATATACTTTCATTTTTATCCTCCTCCAAATCAAATGTTGTATGCATTGCTGCTTTAATAATTTTATATACATCTTCTTCACGTAATACTACTTGGTTATCTGAATCAAGTAAGTCTTTGTATTCTTCTTCAAATTCAGTGTATATATAATGTGTATCTTCATTATGCATTGGTACAACTTGAAATACAGAAAATAGAGACTTTAAAGTATCTGAATTAAGTGGCACATCGCTACCTTGAACTACTTCAATACGATAAGCACTTTTAATATCTTCAGACATTGTATCTCTAAGTACTTGTTTTTCTATTTCAAGAAGTCTTTTACACATATCTGGATACATTTGAGTAGTGTAGTAACTCTCTACTTCTAAAAGCAAATCTTCAAAGTCACTGATAACTTGTGCTATACGTGGACAGTTACATTTATCCAATAGGTTAGATAGATATGACATACGCCACTGAACATGTGCTAATGCTTTTATATATGGCATATTAACTTTTCTATCATAGCTACCATCATCCATAAATAAATGATTAGTAACGATAAGTAATAATCTATAAATATTATAATTTTTCTTCATAAGCAATCCTCTCCTTTTTATTCGTTACTACTAGCTACATCATATACTACTAAGTCTGCAACAGCCTTTATTATCTTAGTTGTATCTTTAGCCAATGTATCTATTGGTCTAAATCTTAAGAAATGTTCTACTTTATGAAAAGTTTTATCTATTCCTACTATATCGTATACAGTAGACACTTTCTTTTGCTTCTCAATAGTTTCATAACTATCTTTATTTTCTTTTTTATCTAAGAACTCTTTATGTATTCTATGAGAGTCTTCTATAGCTTCTACTACATTCTTATCATAGAACTTATCATCATCATTTTCATTATAAGAACATATTATAGAAATTCCTCTATTATTATTATTAAAGAAATCAAAATACATATCAGATTCAAACTTAGCTAGATTATATAATCCACTTCCTTGTACTAATTCTAATAAATCATCTTGAGTTTCGTAATGAGTAGAGCTGTATGCAAGATTAGATAAAAAGAATCTATCAAGTATCAGAACTACAGTATATCCTTTACTATCATCATCGTCATTTTTATTTGCAAACTCTACAAGAGTTTCCATTCTATTTCTTACCATAAGTGTAGTAAGTTTTTGTATTAGCATTGGAGGATTTTTCTTTATATCTTCTCCGTGCAATATTGCTGATATTTCTTTACCGCTATCAGACTCATAATTAGGAAAACTTAAAGTTTGTACTATAAATCCTTTCATTCCTAATTCTGTTCTAATACGTTTTGTAAGAGTCTCTTTTCCTATGCAATCAAGTCCCTCTATTATAATAGGATATAGTTTTATATTCTTTAGTTTATATGGTTCTAAATAGTTTTTATATGGTTGTAATACCATACAAACATTAGTTGCTATTTCGTTCATTAATTGAAAATTCATTTCTTTTCTCCTTTTAATCGTAATTAAATATAATCCAAAGTGGACCTCTTCCATCAAAATGTACAGAGTCATGGCAACTATCTGGGAGTTTTATGTCTAAGCTGTAAGATGACTCTGGATTTAGCCAGTGAGCTTCCACTCCACCTCTCTTTACAAGTTCGTCAAATAACGCTTTTGTACTATAAGAACTTAAATCAGGTGTATCAGATATCTCATTTGCAATATCATTCCAGAACCTTTTATTATTTGGAAGAATAACTCTAGTCATAGGTAAAGTCTTATCATCTTTTGATATTTCATTTAGATATTTAGAGTATTCATCACTCAGAACCCACTTATAGCTTAAATCATTTGAGTCCTTTACATATTTTGTAGCAATCTTAGTTAACTCTTCGATTGTAAAAATATTTAAAGCAGAAGATGTGTATGTACGATGCTCATTGATAAAGTTTATTAGGAATTTAGTGTAATACTTATTTTTTATAGCTTCTTTATCTTTACAGACTATATCATGTTCACATCTAGTATCTTCTTTCTTAGTAAGATTATCGTACTTTGCAAGTTCACTTAAATATTGAAAGTTTTCATCGCTTAGAATCCACTTATGTTCTATATCGTCAGTAAATTCTTCAGCTAAAGCAACTAAGTATTCAATATTAAAGCTACGTAAATCGTGTTCTCCTAGAACGTTACTATTTTTATTAATAAAGTTTACTAGAAATTCAAAGTAATATTTATTTTTTAATGCATCTTTATTTTCCATTCATTACCTCCTATTTAAATACGTATGCTTTTAAGCTGTCGCTCATTTTGTCTTTAAATCTATCAAAGAAATCAGAGTCTTTAAACTTTTCTTTGAACGCATCAATTAGATGATGTCTATCTTCAAGCATACTAAGTACATAGTATATATCAACACCATGAGGTTCCCAATCAGGCTCACTTGAAATTTGTTCATCGAACCAATACATTTCTTTTGGATACTTATCCCATTCTGGAAATGCATTTTTAATTTCAGACTCTGTTCGTAGCATTCTAAATAAGTTAAATGGATTACGGTCAAAGAAACGTGCCGATATCTTTACACTCATAGTATATCCTCCTCATAAAAGAGGCCCATATAGAGCCTCCATATTATTCATCAAATTCATCATCTTCTTCATCTATATTATAATTAGTATTATTTCCCTCATTAGCAATCTCTTCACTTACTAATGCAGCAGTAGGTTCTCTATTAATTTCATCAGGATTTAGAACATCTGTTCTTTTAATCTTTCCTAATATATTAAATATTCCCATAAGTTTAGTTGCATTAGTCTCAAGCTCTTTAGTAGATTTGTTATTCACTTCTAATTCATATCCTAATCTACTTTCTAGATTTTGCATACAAGCTGAAATAAAGTCTATCTTTCTTTGAAGAAGTTCCATATTATCTCCCTCATAATCCATAAGTATTCTAGCTTCCATTAAGTTAAATGGTCTATCATACCCATCCATACATTTAGCTTCTCTTTTAAAAGTACTCATTTCTTTAGAGCAAGCTTCATCTCTATCTTTAAATATATGTGGCATATCAGCAGATGGATACATTCCTCCAGCTTTCTTAAATATTCCTAAGTTATCACAATCTAAAATAAGATTATAAAGTCTGTTAAACTTAGTTTGTACATTTGGTAATTCTGTTATAGTAGCTCCCTCTGTTCCAGTTCTACTCTTCCAGAATCTAGCAAGAGAACTATACGCATTTAGAGAAGAGTTCAAATTAAGTCTTGTGATAATGTTATCCTTTTGAGCATACTTTTCTCTGTCTGTAGTATCTACTGTTTTATATAATACTAAAGCCCAAGCTGCTTTTTGCTTTAAGAATAATGGAGCTGATATCTTCTTATCTATTGGGGCTGATTTAAAGTCTCTTTCTATTTGTCCATTTAAGTTCTTATTTTCTTTTAAGTGAGCTACCCAAATATACGCAACATTCTTTTCAAATAATCCAGGAATAGTTTTACATAATCTAGTAAGCTTATTAAAGTCTCCAAGATAAGATTCAGGAGAGAATGTATCTTTAGCTCCTTTAATAGTACTATCTCCACTATAAACAGATGCTCTTAAAGACGATACAGTATCTATAATTACTACAACGTAAGGCATCATCTTTACTTTTCTATCTATAATAGGATTATACACTTCTACAGGCTTATAGTTCATATCAGAATATTCTTGACTTTCTGTTGCAAGTATATCATATATTTCTTCAATAACGTCTTCTTGATACACTTTAACATATTTCTTAACTTGTTCCTCATTTAATGACGATAAGTTCATAATACGGTTTTCTTTATACACTTCTCCATCCGCATCTATTATTATAATCTTATGACATGGAAATCCTATATTGATACCAAATGCAGCTGCGTCTAATGCAAGTGTAGATTTCCCAGTTCCTTTATCTCCTGCGAGTATTCCTTGTGTTCCTAATTCAAACCCTCTATTCATATACTCTAATTGAAACGTATCAGGGTTTCTTATGTTTTCTCCAAACATTATATCTAGTGTCGTAAATCCTGTGGGGATAAACTTATTCAATGTCTTCTTCTTTTCTGCCATTTTCCTTCTCCTTTATATAATTATTAAAATCTATTATAATGAATAATCTTATAGCTGCTAATATATATGCTACGTCTTCATTCATTCTAGCTATATCATAATCCTCTTCTGGTTCAAATATATCTTTAAGCGGAACATCATAAGACATTACATCTATTGAGTTTTTTATAACCGCTTTAGATATAATAACGTTATCTTTATGAACACTGAAAGAATATACATATAGTTTCTTTTTGTATTCTTCTGTAAAATTCAGGTATTTTCTATAAATACGTGATATATCATAATTATTTTTAAAATACCAGAATCTGTCACTGGCTGTAATCTTCTGTAAATCGAATTCATGTCCCATCTCATAATATTTAAAGACGTCATCAAACAGTAAGAACTCTTTTATTTCGTCTTCAGAGTATTCGCATAAATCAATTATCACTTCATCAATCATCATTATCTCCTCCATATTTTAATATTAACATATTTTATTGTGTATAAAAATGGCGTAAAAATATGGTTTAGACTGGGAATCAAATCCCAGTCTGATTTAGAGGTAAAGAAAATGAATGTATTAGTCTCTCAGAATTCTCTGATGAGGGCAAACATTCCGTGATCTTTGATTTACGTCAAGTATCATAATAAAGTTATTATATACTTACACTTTTTATTGTTATACTTTTACCAACGTTGAGGTGGTTCTACTAAATCTGTATCTATATCCATACTTTTAAGTATTTCTGAGAAATATCTAAGAGATTTCTTATTTTCAGCATTATCAGTTAAGTTCTTTAAAGAGACTTCTCCAGTTTTAATTATAGACTGTTTCATTTCTTTTTTACTTACTAAGTCATGAGACGCTGGGCCCATCAGTTCACGCATTATATTATTAACGTCATGTCCTATAGTAACAGTAAGTTCAGCATCTGAGAATTGTCCAGACTTAGCTGCTTTACCTGTAACTTGTCCTGCAATGTTTCTTGTGATATTTTCAGAAGCTGCTTTTCCTTCCTTCATTGCTATTTGTTGATTTGCTCTAGCGTATAAAGGAAGTATAGTAAGTGATTTTCTGGTAATAACTCCTTTACCATCTTTATTCATTGATATATGTTTCATTTCAACTGGCTCTGTTATAACTATTTTCTCTTTAGATATAACTTTATCTAATATAGACGGCTTTATTTCATTACCAGGGTCGAAATAAACTTGTATTGGATTAATCAAAAAATTTATAAGTTCTTCTCTAGTCATACTTTCCATATCATCCTTAACTCTAAGATAGTTATCTGGGTCTAACATTTCAAATATGTCTAAAGTATTCTTTATTGATTTTTGTAATTCTTCGTCAGTAACAGAATAGTCCATATTAGCTCACCCCAATTCCAATGCATTTAAGTTCTCCATCTTCTTCACTGATTTGGTACATATTAATGTGGCCGAATTCGTTTACAACCACTACTAAACTATCTTCTTTAGCAGATACTGTAATTATTTTACCTTGCATTTTGTACTCTACATCATTGAAGAATATTTTATTCTGTTCTTTATCATATCTAAGCATTTTATATTCCTCCTTTTATTTAATCATAAGTGCAGTGTAGTGTAAATTTAGTAGCAGATATTTATAAATGTACTTAGCCATTTCTATTTTATTATAAGTCTTCTTCTCATCATCAGACTTATCTTTAAGCATCTCAAACACTATCATATCAATTTCATCTCTTATTTCATCAATATTTCTTGGTGCTGTAAATTGCTTTACAAAGTTAAGTCTAAAGTTCTTTAATGTCATATTATCTTTATTCCTAGTCATCCATTCATTTAACATTAAATTGGATACTTTTGATAAACTTCCGAATACATCTTCCCATTTATTCATAAATACAAGTCTATATCTTATCTTATCTCTATTCATAGATGAAAGAGATATTGCTTGTAGATATTTATCAGAAACATATGATAAGTTATCTACGGCTTTAGAACGTACAGTTTCAAATACTCCAGATGATATTTCTAAATCGTCTGTTCCATCTAGATTTGTACTGTAACGAAGTTGTATTTTTAAATCTGGGTCGTTAAAGTTTTCATAATATTTATTAGCAATAATCTTCATCATATCATACACTCTAGTTCTACAAGCTTGCATTACAGCCACAAGCTGAGCATCTGTAGGATATTTTGGAAATTTCTTTAAATCACTATTGATATAAGTTTCTACTTTCTTATTCAATACTAATAAAAGATTATAGTTGAACTTCTTAAAATCTGTACGTGCATCGGCACTATCTACTGTATATTTCATTATATGTTTATCAAATCTTCCATTTGGGAAGAATGTTTTTAACGATACAGTATAAAAAATTAAAAATAAGAAATTTATAAATATAGGCTTTCTAGTTCTGGCATAACTCATAATAAGTCCGAACTTTATGTCAGATGAAAGCTTTTTAACTTTAAAGAACTCTTTAGACTTTTGTATTTGACTCCAGTCATCTTTAGTGATGTTATAATATTTACTAATAGATAATTGCGTATTGGTAGATATTATTGGAGTTTGCTTTATAAGTCCGTCAGTAAGCACGGATATATTTTTATTAATATAAGTATTAATAGCTTCTTGTGCTAATATATCCGTGTCTTTCTCTGACTTCTTGTTATAGATATCAGCTATAACATATTTATTTATTGCCATCTGTTTCACACTCCTTTACTATTTTATACAGTAAAGGTTGTCAGACTTCCTATTGAGCATGTATAGCGTACATTACAAGTTTTGATGAGACGTATGCTATAGGTTTCATCAATGGAGCATCATTTAGATAAAGTCTAGCTATATCTATCGCTATCTTTTCTAATACAGTTAAAACTCTTTCATTATGTATCAATCTAGCATCATCTGGATTTATATCAAAATGCACATTACAAGTTTTATCATTTGAACCAATTACCCAATATTGAGCAGATACCCATTTAGGTAAATATTCATCAGACATGTCTTCTTCATGCATTGCGTATGGATGTATCTTAAGCTTACGTTTACCAACTTCTATATCATATATAACATGCATAACTGGATTAGCTTCTTCTCCAGTTAAGTCAAATCCTTTAACTACATCCTTATGATACGTTACAAGAGTGTATTCTGGAATGTCTTCCACGTCTGATTCTTCTTGTGGTTCTTGTTCATTTTCGTCACAGCTACAATGTCCATAACTACATACAGCTTCTACTGGTTTTATTGCTTTCTCTATTAATTTTTCTACATACTCTATTATTCCAATATCTTCTTCATCACATATTTTTACTAAACGGTTTAATGTTTCTTTACTTAAATCTACTGTTATATTCATATATTTCTTTTTCTCTCCTTTACTTCCCTCAGAAAGTCCTTCTTTATAACCTTCTTTATATCCATCATCATATGTTTTCATTGCCATTTCTTCAGCTGTTTCAGAAAATAATCCCATAATCAATACCTCCTAAAATAAATTAAATATAAATGCTCTAAATCTATTGATTAATTCTATAAGCATTCTACCAAATGCTTCTACTGTCGGGTCTTGTACAGTTATATGATTAATCCATATAAATAATGCTGTCCATATTCCTAATAGTACAGCGTATTTAATCACAAACTTTATAGTACCCACTACAAAGCGTCCTATGGCTGTTATAACGCGTTTAAACAGCGACCTACTATCTTCATATGACCTTATTTCCATTAAGCCTGCAGGTGGTCTAGCAACCTGAAACTTCATAGAATTACTAAACCAATCATTGTCATCGTCTACTCCATAGTCATATCCAAACATACGTTCGTAGTCGACATAATCTTCAGCAGCACTCTCAAAACCATTTTCAAAGTCAAGCCTAGTTAACATATTCTTTACCTCCTATTAAAAAATATATACCCCAATACTACTACAATGAGTAGTATTGAGATAATGTACACATATTTGTGTACTGTTATTACATAATTTAAAAATTCTAACATAAACCTCCTTTAATAAGCAGTATGTCCCATCTTATATTCTGATAGATACATATTATCATAATATCTCTTTTTCAATTCTTTTAGCATTTGTTCTTCTAAATCTGTATCATCTAAATCGAATTCTAATTCATTATCATCAGCATTGTAAGCTGCAATAATATTTATAAACCTAACGTCTTTTATTATGTTTAAAGCTTTATCTGTGTATAAGTACATTTTAAATGTAGTCTCGTAATCGTCTTTCTCATAATTCCACGCAAATGTTCTATGGACTTCTAATAAGCCATCGTCAGTTTCTCTATCACGTATAGTCAAACCAACTTGAAAATATTCTTTTCCTTTAATAGTTGTTGTACATATTCCAGTATTTATTATTACTAGTTTCATTCTACACCACTCCTTTATTCCAAAGTATTAAAATAATTTAAAGATATTAATTCTATGTTCAAATCTTTTTCAATAACTATTTTCTCATATCTAAGCAACTCTTCTTCAGACAAATCATAACTATCTAATTCAGCACCTTCTTCATTTCCATGCTTTTTAGCAGATATCCTTATACAAGCTTCCATTAGTTTACAACTTTCATCAAATGCTTTAGCTCTAGCTTTGTTATATTTAGTTATTTTATAAAGCTGTATTAAATTAAATATAGCTAAAGAAAGGCCTGTTAATGATAATAGTAATCTAAACATATCCCATGTCTTCATTTATCTTCTCCCTTATCTTTTAAAGTAATAGAACCATATGAACTAAATTCATTATGAATGATACCATTTATTGCTGCATTCTCTGAGTTTACATATTTCAATATTTTATCATCTAAACTATCATCAGAAGAGGACTCCTCTATATTATCCGCTAGTTCTGGTTCTAAATTAGCGTCATCATCATTACTTTGCTGATAGTGTATTTCATTTTTCCACTTTTCTGTTTTTACATCTAAATAAGCCAAATCTACATCATCACCAAATAACTCAAATAACTTTTTCATTAACTCTGCCACAGCTTTACTACGTCCAGCTTCAAATCCTTTTCTATATACTTTATCTAAATTCCCCTCATTTTCTTTTCTAGCATCCTCTTGTCCATCATAATATCCTCTATTATAATGTTCGGTTGCATCAACACTTCCATGATAATCTTCAGCGTCACCTTCACTAAAACTTCTAAAACATAAACTCATAGCTATTTCCCCTTTCTAAATAAACTTGGTATACTCAAATGTTTAGTTACAACCTTTTTCAAATCATCATAGTATCTATCGTAATCGAATTCAGCATCACGAACTTCACTATTTAAAATAACTTTCTTTTCTGTAATAATACCTGGATTTGTAGTAAAGTCACCAGGATCCATGTAATCTTCATCAATATACTTTTTATTTTTCATTTTCAACTTCCTCCTTATACTCATCACATAAATCATTATAACCTGTATTTAATAAATCATTACTATCTTGAATAGCAAGTTCATAACCTCTTGATAACATCCTTGCTACGATGCTATTAAGAGAGTCTATAGCTGATTGGTACTCTAATACTGTAACGCTACTGAATTCACTACCAAATGGTATTAGACCATTATCTAGAGCAAGTTCTTGAGCTTTTTTAAATAGTACTTTAAAAGCATTTATATTATCCAAATGGTCTACATAGAATGATAAACTACACCAATTATAAGATGTAGTTTTACTACGAACTCCTACTATATCTATATTATTTGATGCTAATATACTAGCAAGCTTTGTATTAGTAAATGTACGTATATCTTCTAGTAATGTTTCACAGTTGTTCTTATCAGAATATTTATCAATATGTTCAGCATGAATAGATAATACATTAATGCCTATATCATGTTCATATATAGATACTTCTAAATTAGTTTTTCCAATAGTAAATTCAAGACGTTCATCTTTAACTCTTTTATCCATATTTTATCTCCTTTTTTAATATAAAAATTCTCTACGGGCTTTTTACATTATCAAACGATAACGGGGTACGCATTAAGGCTCCCGCCTTAGCTTGCCTGTTTTTCCATAACGAAAATAACTAGCAAAACATATCTCCTGATATATGCGTACCCAGCCCGTAGAGAATTCTCTATGGGGGCTGTTTAATACGCCCTTATGCAGATTCGTCATGCATAGAATATTTCCGTTCATATTCCCTGTCATAATAATCACCTCCTTTATATTATATTTATTTGTGACAGTTTATTATATTAAACAGCCCCCTGATAAAGTGTCTCTAACAGTACATCAATGTGCGATACTATTGTAAAGCTGGATTGATATTGTACTTTAGGTCTACATACCACAGGACGTAATAAAATGCAACACACCCTAACTACTAAAATAATTAGGGTGTGGAATACATCTTATGTTTAATTGAACTACCTAATAATATATAGGTATCTGTTTTATAACTTTTTTCTATCTAGATTTGAAAGCAATGTCTACGAATTTGTGTAAATCTACGTGATTACTTTCAGTAGCTTCTGATACGACACCTGGTCTTACTTCTTCACCTTCGTGAACATAATGAGGTTCTTCGTCACCAGAACCAGCTATGTTAACATCTGCCATTTCTGATACGTTTGCAAATGCGTCTCTTTCAGCTTCTGATTCAGCATCTACAGCATCTTCTGCAATTTGTTCACTTATAGCTGATTGAGCTTCTTCTACATTTTCAGGGTCTATTGCGAATGCATCTTGAATTTCAACTAAGATAGCTTGTTCTGCTTCTGTGTTTATATCTGCAGTATCTCCAGTATATTCTTCTTCTACATCTTCTACAGGAGCATCTCCTCCTTCAACTTCTTCTACAGGAGCTTCAGTTTCTGCTTCTACTTCTCCTACTTCATCTGCTACGTCTGCTACTTCGTCAGTAGTTTCTAATATTTCATCATCTTTAATTTCTTCCATTTCTACTTCCTCCTTTGGATATTCTTCTTCTACTTCGTCCGATTCCGAACCTGGTTGTTGTGCTAATAAGTCTTCTCTTGGTGTCATTGCTGCATTTAAATTTGCTGTAGAATCTAAAATAGTATCATCTGTAATTTCTGTTGTATCTGTATGTAATACATCTGCTATTTGAGAAAATTCAGCTGGTTCTGCTGTTGATGCTGGGTCTATAATATCAGCATTTGGATCATCCAAATCTTCATCTGCAGTACTTGGTAATTCATATGCGTTAGTTTCACCTTCGATAGCTTCTATTTCACTTCTTAATTCTTCTGGCATTTCGTCAGTATTGAAAATAGAAGCTTCTTGTGTATCTTGGTCTCCATTAACAAAATCTTCTACTTCGTCTAAAACGTCAGATTCTTCTAATGGTTCCAAGATATCATCGTATCCGTCTAATACTTCATCCATATTATCCTCCTTTATTATTTATTTATTATATTACTAAAAAGCACTATTGCTTGTCTAGCTGTATCAACTAATTCGTCTTCCACTAAAGATAAATCTATTAATATACATTTCTCTAAAAGTGGATATCCTAATTTAGTCATGTTTTCTAATAAGTCTACTAAGATATTATTATTTTCTCCCTCAGACTCTACTACTTTATGTTCAATCATATACATTTTGCTTATATCTGATAATAAGCTGTGAATCATCGTAACTGCATTTGAAGCTTCATCGTTCTGTACATCAGCATCTAGCTTAGATAGTATATCTTCAGCCACAGTACCGATATGTACAAGTTCTCTTAAAGTTTCATCATCAGCAGTAGTCACATTAAATATAGATTCTTCAGGTGTTTCCGGGTCTTCCAGTCCAACTCTTTTTACATACACAGGAGGTATGCTTTCATTTAAAGTTTCACTTACCAATTCTGCTGTTTCTGGAGTAGCCTCTGGAACAGAGATTCCATGGTCTACAGTGTTAAGTAAATTCATTAAGCTAGCTCTAGCTTCTTCTGTATTAATCTTAGTTTCTAGCCAAGATAAGAAATCTAAATAGCTGTCTGAAAGCTGTATTTCATTTATATGTGATTTATAATACAAAATACATTTATTTAAAAAAAGAATCACACTACCAGCTAAGGTAGCTTTATCAAAACTTTCTAATGAGAAAGAATAGTAACTTTCATTAGAAACTTCTGGTTTCTTTTCTTTTGGTTTCATCAAAGCTAATTTCAACATATAAGATTCGTTACTTTCTTCATCTTCGTCATCATCAGAGTCATCAGAATCATTATCGTCGTCATCGTCATAATCTCCATCATCATCTCCGAAGTCAAACTCTTTCATGAAGTCATCACTATCTAAGTCGAAATCTTCTCCGATATTTCCATATTCTCCTTCACCAGCATTTTCTTCAGCTTCGTTAAGAGCAGCAGCTATAGCTTGTTTATAAGCTTTCTGAATAGTTTCTTTGACGTCTGAAGCTAATAGCTTTAGTTTACCACTATCGCCTTTAACTTTATTATAAACGTTCTTTAAGATACCATCCAGCTTTTGTTGTGTTTGTACCTTTACTTCGTGTAAAGATTCGGCATTATCACAACCTTTCTTTATAATTCCAGTAAAGACATCTTTAACATGAGATTTAACTACAGACCCCATTTTATTCAAATAAGATTTCTTAGCTTTCTCTTGCGAACCCTTATCTTGCTTATCGTCTTTCTTCTTATCTTTCTTTTCTTGGTCTTTATCTTCTTTACCCATATCTAGATCTACACCTCCTTAATAGTAATATTTGTTTAAAACACGTATTTGTTGACCATTAAGAATGGCGTAAAAAAAAAGAAAGAGGAGCTTTTACACTCCTCAATCTTATTAAAGTATTGGTAATACTTTTGCATCTGATGTAGTATCAGCTGTATTAAGAGATTTAGGATTAACTCCCGCATTAGTCTTAATAAGTGGTGCTGCACCAGTAGGTTGAATTCTAACAGAACTAATATCAATTCCAGTAGAATCTTCCTTCATTAACTTAGCCGCATTAGTAGCAAATGCTGCTCCATTTTTAAGAACTCTGTTTCTAATTCTATCATAGAAACATACTTCTTCTTTAAGAGCATTAAACTTATGACTGTTTTCATTAGCAAGTCCAATGCTTCTCAACATTCCTTGTGCAATAGCATTCTTAACACTATCGTTGATGCTTTGATATGCAGATACAGATAATCCACTATCTTTATTCAATAATAGAGATGCTAAGAAGTCTCCAGTGAATACTAATTTATCACTGTGAGCTATTACTTCTGGTGCTACCATTGATGCAGTATACATAGTGTTAATAGCCGCATTAGCTATTCTCATCGCAGCCGCAAATGCTTCAAATGCTGCAGCCATGTTTATAGTGTCTAGCTGTAACATTTCTGATTCAGTTTTTTCTTTTGTTAGAGGGTCTACTGAATAAACCTTGTTGATATGAGCTTCTACAGCAAAGTAATTATCTTTTCCAGGTTCTCCTACAGATGCAGTAACCTTTTCTACTTTACTGTCTTTAACTGGAGCGAATGTAAGTCCAATTTGTTTAGATTGGTCCGCAATCGCTGTTCTTTCTAAAGAATATTGAACAGTAAATTTTTCACTATCCTTTAGAATCTCCATCATATTCATATTGCCAAAATCATTAATCATTCTCTTTACCTCCTTATAATTTATTTTTGTTTCTTTGAAAATGATCATTCTCTTATAAATAACTTATAAGAACACCATAATATATATAATTATCTATATTATAAAAAAATTACGATATAGAAACATCTGAGCGATAATATCCCGTCATCGTTTAAAGTCAGGACTTATGAAACAAACTTTGCTCTACCGCTACTAACCCTTTCATAAGCTAAGACTCCACTAAAGTAAACTGAATTTTCTCAGGAGAAAAGTTATAACTTCTTTTAAATGAATGATAAGACTTTTCTAACTTATTTCAAGTATGCAAAACTATTGAATTAGACACTATATTTATCAATTTTTATTTTCGTATGGATTCTACTTTGGCAAGTTTATTCGTATAGGATATTATCTTTCCAGGTGCTCAAACATTTCTATATCTTAATTTTATTATAATATTACGGAATTAGAATAGGATAGATATTCATTTGAGCCTTATATATCTATCCTACTCAATCCATAAGAGTGGGTTCTAGTAATTGAATACTAGAGGTGCAATTACTATATGTTTCTTTTTTCAAAAAGGAAAATATGCAAAAATGTACAATTTGTAAGATTTGCATATGAATTGAAAATAAAACTCATTGAGAAGTTTTACTTCGATACGTAATTTTGTTATAAAAAAATGATTTATTTCTTAATTCTACGAAATGCTTTTATAAATACAGAACTTCCTGCATGGCTTTCTATCGCTATTTCTTTATATGAAACTCTATATGTTCTTGGCTGTCCACTACTATCAGTCATTATAACAGTAGTTAATGGAGTTATTTTACGTATAGGAAATCCTTGTACAGAGAAGCTTATAACTTCCATAGCCATGGTATTATCTTTCTTTAGTGGATTTACAGCTGTTATTTTACGCACTATATTCGTTTTTCTGCTCAATGGATTTTCATGATAGTTACGGTGCCCATCTGGTTTTATGAATATGTTTGCATCACTATATACAGAACTATTTAATACTTCAATATTAACGTTTGCTACATCTACGCTGATTTGATATGTATTATTTCCTTTTCTGGCTATGAATGCTGGATATGTTTTTCCGTCTTTATGTCTGTCTATAAAGAGCTCTATCGTAGATTGTAATGTCTTATTCTCCGCATTTATCTTTGAAGCATCATTTGTATTTAGTAAATAATAGATACCATTCTCCATAAAGTTTATATAATCGGTGTTATATAATCCGACTTCCAAATCTAAATACTTAATTAAATCAGAGAAAGACATATGCGGTATTACGATTTTACCCATCGGTACATCATTTTCCAGATTCGATATCATTATTTTATAATCTTTATTTACAAGCTCAAATGCTTTCATTATGATTTCAAATGGCTTCGGATTGTCTAATACAAAGTTTATTAGATGGCTGTCTTGAAACTTTAACTCATCAGGCTTGTATAAATAGAATATAAGTTTAGTCTTCTTTCCACTCATCCAATCATTAGTTTGAACCGTAGTTTCCGTTTTAACTTCTTCATTTATATTTGCAATACCATCCGTATTCTTCAATACAGCAACATATTTCCCAGCCCATATCGGAGTTTCAGGAAATACATCATCAGTAACAGGTAATGCAGATAATAATATTTCATATGCATATTCAGCTCCGTTTATTGGCTCTTTCGGACTTGATAAGATTTTATGTATTGCCAGGGATGGGACTTCCGCTTCCAATATACGTATCGTATATCCATTATTCATATAATCCGCTATCTCTGTATATGATAATATACATCCACTTTTATCGTATAATACGTTTTTACCGATACGTACCATCAATTTATGATTTGGCGTAGCTTCATATTTTAACTGTTTCGGAAAACGTTTATCAAATACATCAATCGTCTCTTTCTTTATTTTATTATATATCTGTCTTACTATCGGAACTTCGGTATTATCTACGTCTATTTCTAATGTATCTTTTAAGTTCTCTTTTATAAATTTACTGAATCCATTGAACACATTCTGTTTAATCTTATCCACATCTAAATTCTTTATATCTTCTTTAACTTTATTTATCGTCTCTTTCGCATCTTTATACGCATCTTTAGCTTTAGCTACTGTTTCATCATATTGCTTTCTATATTCTTGATACGCATCTTGTACCATTTGTTTCTTTTCCTCAATATCATTTTTAATATCTTCTTTAATATTATTAACGACAGATGAAACATTATTTACAACAGCTCCCGGTATTTCAGCTAAATCTTGTCCTATCTCATTTCCAATACGCTTAAATTCAGTTGCATTTTCATCCCATATCTTTCCCAGTTCTTTTCTATTCTCTTCTAATAATGATTGCATTTCCTTTTGCTGAGACGGTGGTAAATGTTCTCCTCTATCTAACGTATGTCTCCATTCCGGTTTTGAATCAAAATTATTCTGATTTACAATTCCCATAATTACCTCCCAAATATTCAATTAACATTATCATCATCATTATCAACTTTATCAAATATATGCAAAAATAATAATGCAATATATGATTTAATATATAATGATATACGCAATATATTATAATACATTCTTTTAAACATATAATATCAACTCCATAATAATATAACTCTTTATAATGTATTGTGAAATAGACGTAAATAAATGAGTTTATTCCAATATATACAAAATATATCAGAATATAAAGAAAGAAAAAAAGAAGCAAAAAAAGAAAGAAATATTATTTCACTTTTATTAGACAAATTAGGAATGTGAGTATATTATTATTACATATATATTTCTCTATTATATTTCTATTTCTATTTATGTTCTTTTTATATATTATTATAGTACAGATATAGACTTCCGAACTCATATTCCATTACGTTTGGACTCCATTCCATTCCGTTCTTCAGTCTATATCCTAAGTATATGTTCCAAAGAAAGAAAAAAGTACCCAAAAAAGAAAGAAACATTAATACTTGTTATACAAAATAAAAATATATTATATATTCACAATTATATATGTAATTATAATAAAATATATAAAAGGAGGAATTATATATGGGTAAATTGATGTTTGATACATTAGACTTAAGTCCTAATGGAAAACAAGTAATAGCATCTGGTATAGATGCAGTACAACTATCTATATTTAGAATGATGACTACTCCTAGAGGTAGTTTACCAGACTTTCCTAATATAGGATTTGAAATGGAACACTTCTTTGGAATAAATAAAGATAATCCATCATTTGATGATTTATGTTCAGAGTTCAGAGAACAAGTTAGAACTCTTGTAAATAATGAAACAGTAGAAGTAGTTATACGTAGAATTAAAGGAGGAGTTATTAGATTTGAAATGGCATATGTAGATAATAACAAACTTAAATCTATAGGAGCTTCTCTAAGTAGAGATAGTTCTAATAATATTATATTCAAAAATATAACACTTAAATAAGGAGAGTAAAGAATATGGAAGATATAAAGAAGTTACAAATAGAGTTTATTTCAAGAATAAAGAGAAATGAAGATAAATCTAATATAGATAGACTTAATACAGCATTTCAATTATATTATACTTTATCTAAATATAAGAATACTAATGAAATAGATGTAGAAGAATTATTATATAAAGCAGATGAAGTTATGAGAGGAAGATCAGCTGAAGTATCAGAATGGTGTAGAGCACAATGTCTTAATAGTAATTATAATGATTTAAAAGAAATAAGTAAATATAACGTTATAAAGCAATCTTATTCAGTTTTAGACTTAAGCTTATCTGATGTCTATAAAACTATTACTAAACAGCATACTAGTGCTGATATAGTAAAACAAGGTGAAGAAAAGTATAAAGAGTTAGTAGAACGTATTAAAGAGAATACTTATGACCAATATATTAAGAAACGTAATAAATACAATCCAGATGGTAGTTTAAATACATTCTTATCTGGAGAAGAATTAGAATATTGCGATAATATGTCTGATGAAATAATAAGAACAGACCCAGAAATAAGAAGTCTTAATAATGCAAATAATAAGTTTGCTTCTATACACGATACTCTTACTGACAGAAGTATAGAAATGAAGTATAAGTTTGAAAAGCTTAAAGAACAGATATGTAATACAGCAAGAGTAACTCCTGAAAGTTTTGATATCTTCTTTAAAGCTATAGTTAATGACCAAAAACATAGAATGGATACAGAAGTAAGTTTATCTGGTAGTGAAAAAATACCTACACTTTATGGAGGAGTAGCTGATTTATATAAAGTTGATAGTATGGAACCTATTATTAAGAAACATGCTCATTTATTAGTCGATGTACAAAATGATGATAAGTCTAAACCAGTTTATGTTTCAGATATAATAAAAGTTATTGATAGTGTAGACACACAAGACATTACACGTTCTCATGGAAATACTACTGTAAAACATAGTGGATATGAAGAAGTATGGCAAGAGTTTAATAACTTTAATCAACTTAATGAAATACAAACTATAAACAGAATACAAGGAAAAGATTTACTTACAGGTATAAATCCAGAATATACTCTTAGTGATGGAGAAAAGATACAAGAACTTAATAAAACTGCATTATCTATGGCAATAGTTAAGAATAACGATAAGAAATGGGATTTTGTTAAAGTTAAGCCAAATGAAGCAAAGAATACTTTCAGAGATGTTAAGACTTTAGAAAAAGATAATCAAGTATCAAAACCAAGTAAAGTTACAAGTTTAGATGATTTAATATAATAAGGAGGAATGTAAAATGAATGATTTTACAACAAACGGAGTTCAAGCTCCACAAGTTACGTATCAGACTATAATATCTGGTATCAGAGCTATGATTGATGAAAAGGAACTAGACGTGAGAAGAATGAATCATCTCTTATTGAATCTAGTAAATGAAATCAGAAGTAGTCCAGTTAAAGAAGAGATAATATTAAGAGAATTAAAAGATATTGATTTCACTTTATCTGGAAATAAAGATGATGACTACACTGCGTGTCACAGAAGCTTATCTAACTACGTAACACAATTTGACCCAGATTATGTTATGGGATATGGTGAAAATGGAGAAATATATAATGTTCCAGCTAAAACTAAGCAAGCTGGTATGAGTTCTTTAGATAGAGAAATAGAATTAGCTACAGCTGAGGGAGATATGGAAGAAGTAGAATATCTTATGAAGAAAAAGATAGAAGCTATGAAAGAAGCTAATCCAGATATGGAGATACCAGCTGAAGTCGATTTAAAAGCTCCTAAACAGCCAAATTCTTCGTTAGAACCAGATAGTAATGCAAATTATAATCTAAATGGTCTAAACCTCTCAGAAGAGGCTCTAAAGGCCTTAAATAAGGATGCTGGAGTAACGATAGTAGATAATACTCCTAAATTAAACTTAGAAACTCCTGTTCCTGAAGTTAAAACTGAAGATTGGAATAACTTAACTGGATATAATTTCCCAGATGAAGATTACGAAAATAAACTTATGGAAGAAGTATCTAAAGATTTACCTAAAGAAGAACCAAAACCTGAAGTTAAAAAAGAACCAGAACCAGACCCGGTTGAAGTAAGAAGAAAACAACTTTTGGCTGAATTAGCTTCTTTAGATAGAAAAGAAGTTCCTGTTTCAGAACCAGTATTAGAAAAGAGTACAGAAGAAACTTGGAATAATATAAATAATACTAAGAAAGAAGAGATAGTAGAAACTCCAGTTAAACTAGAAGTGGAAACAGAGTATAAAGAAATTAATACAGAAGTAGAGAATGTTAAAGCAGATATTATGCCAGTAGAAGAGTTTTCTCCTGTTGAAGTTATAGATGATGATGGAAAAACTATTGCTAATATTAAGCATGAAGTTATGCCTGTAGAAGAGTTTGATAATATCGTAAGACCTCTTTCTAAAGTTCCATCTGAATCTTTATTAAAAGAATTCAGAGGAGACAGATTATCTAAGATAAAAGCATATAGAGATGCTCATAAATCTGGACGTAAAATATACTTACCAGATAGTGGATATGAAGTATTTATATATAAGATGAGAGATAGACAGCAAATTAACTATATGTTTATGCTGTTAGAACAAGCTGGATTTGGAGCAGATTTAACTCAAAGATATGAAATAGATGAACTTGTAAGAGTAGTATCAGAACATATAGACTTTGATTTTCCTACAGTTCCAGATAGACAAGAGTTCTTATTCAATGTAAGTCCAAGAGATTTCTCATTATTAGTTATGATGTTTGCATTGATAAATAGTCCAGAGTTCAATGATAAAGAACATGCTGTAGCTAAAATAGATAGATGCAGCTGTGCTAATTGTGGAACTAAAGTATTCTTTAAAGAAGATGTAAACTTAGATTTAGTAGAAACATTTACTAAAACATACCCATTTGACAGATTCTTACAAGGATATAATAAATATACTAATGCTAAACCAGCTGATATAGTATTAGCATACAGAAAACCTGGTTCATATGGGGAATTGCATAAGATAGAAGCTGATGATGATTTATTTGAATATAAATTAGTATTCTCAAAACCTACAGTAGGAAAGATACAAAACAGAGATAAGAACGTAGAAGATATCTACTATAAGTTCTTAATTAAGAATTTTATAGATAAAAGAGAAACATTAGAAGATGAAGTTCCTTATCTAAGTGTAGTAGATAGTATCATCGGACAATGTCCAGACTGGATATCTTATAGAGAATATGCAAAGAACTTCTTAGATATGTATAGAGAAAATCCTGATGACCCAGATTACGGACCTATACAAAACGCATTGACATATTTATCAGACCAATTAGATATCATTGAAGATAATAACACTGGTATTATGAACTTATGTACTTGGATAGATATGTTTATTATTAAATCTAAAGATGGTACACTAGAACCTGAGAAGTTTGAACACGATGATTTATTTGAATTATTCTGTGCTATCTTAACAGCTCCTACTGAAATAATAACAGAATGCTTATCAGTAATAGATAGTATAAAAGATTTAGATGGAATTAATGATAATGTAATTGAACTTGATTCTAAGTTTGCTAAAGAACATATAGACTTCGATAAAACATATTATACAGATGAAGAAGCATTACAAAAGTTCGATACTAATAACCCAGATGCTAGTGAAGAACGTAGAAATAAATTTATTGAAGATAGAAAAGTAATGAGAGAAAGAACAGAAAAAGGAACTTGTCCTATCTGTAGTAAGGATAAGTTTAATATATTATATCCTCAATTACTTTTTTTCTCTATGGCCAGCAGATTGCGTCCGAAAGAAAAGATTTAAACGCTCTTAAAGAAACAGTGTTGAGAGAGTTTGAAGGACAAGTTGTAGTTTTCTATGATGACCTTTCACCTATAGAATGGGTAGAGATGCTCAACATTAGAAGAGAAATAAAAGAAAAGCAATATAAAGCTATTAAAGAGCAAGAAGAAGCGTTGAAGACAAATATCGACTCAGCTGGCAACGAACAGCAAAAAGTTAAAGATGAAACCAATCTTCTTTCCAGAAGAATGAATGGAATTAATCATATGCTTACTAATGCACCAAGATAAACGTAAATAAATGTTTTCCCCTCCGATAAAGAGGGGATTGCATTTAATTACGCCATTATTTTAAATACATCTTTAGATAAATTTATAATACAGTCATACATTATATCCTGTAATTTATCTAATAATCCGATTACATCTATAACCCATGTAACTCTGTACATAAAGGCTTCTCCTAATTCATCAATAGAAGCCGTATTAAGCGATTTAGCAAGTTTTCTAGCTATATCCATATTCTTGCTAGGCTTATTACCTACAAACGCTTTAAACAGGCTCATAGAGCTTCTAGTAGCATTTAAATATAAAAGTTTTTCTGAAGTATCTAATTTGAATTGAATTTTACCTTTTGACATATTAAGTAAGTCTTTATCTCCTAAAAGTTTATTAAAATCATTCTTAATAATCTTAAGTATATTATCATTTCTACCATCGTATCTGATATTTTTATTGAATGCTTTATTATAAGAAGTTATCAATAATCCTATAAGTATTTCAATAGCCTCATTTAAATCATCCATATTAATATCTTCTTTCTTATCAGACCATATTGCTATAAGTGGAACTAATGCAGGAAAACCAATAAACGGAATTACAAACCATAATGAAAGTAATATAGTAAGACCTATTTTAGATGCCATAGAATCACTGTCTATTTTATATGTATTGATTATCTTTTCCATATCAGTTTCTTTAAGTTTAACAGTATTGCTATTAAACTCTGGAAATATATCTAATAAATTAGAAAGCTTTTCTATAAGCTCTTTATTAGCTATACAATCTTGAACTCCTTTTTTAATCGTCGCTTTATTTATATATTTATCCATATCTGCAACGTAGTTCATCGCATTTCTTTCTCTTGTAGCAAACATACTTTTTATTTCTTTAAATGCTAAATTAGGGTCGCTGACTAATCTACCTCCGAAATATTCCATAGATGGCTCCATATTCTTAAGCTTAAGCTCTAACTTCTTAATATCTAAGTTCATATATTACCTCCATTTATCTATTTCGTCTATAATCTTATCCCAAATTGTAAATATCTTATCATAATGTGTCAACATCTTAAAATCATTTGCGGCTGATGAAAGCCAGTCTTTTGCATCTGCGTAATCTCCGACAGAACCTTTAGATATCTTATCTTGTACTTTAGCATTCTTAAGCATTTTTACATTCTTTCTTTTAACTTTCTCAAGCTTTTTAACAGTAGCAGATACGAGTTCAGGAGTAGTTTCGACATCTTCTTTCTCTTTAAAGAATAATATCTTTTTATAAAGCTTTTCAAATGCAGGTAAAATGTCACTTCTAAGATAATTAATAATCTTAATTTGTTCATTAGCAGCTACAAGTTTACCTTTCTTTTTAGTTTCTTCTACTAAGTTATCTACTTCTTTCCCTATTTCTTTACTGATATATTTAGCGTGTGATTTTAAATCTGTATTTTCTTTTAGATATCCGTCTGGTTTATTAAATATATATCTATATGCTTTATTTATATATTTAACTATAAAGTTTTCTGTAAAGACTACATCTATCGCTTTATGTATAACTCCTCTATCGCTATCTTCTGGAGTAAAAGCACAGACAGCATCCAGAGCACGTTTTAAGTACTCTGGAGTTATAAATGTGTTTCTATCTGTTTTAATATCTCTCTTTACAATATCAGATACTTTATCCAAATTCTTTTGAATTCTTTTACTCTTAGATGATATAGACTTAAGAAGATTAGCCTCTGTTCCTATATCATTTGTATTCATAAGTATCCTCCTACATTTTGTATAGGTCTAATAATATCATATTAGTTACGTCAAAATATAATTCAGCAGCTACGATAAGACCTTTATAAGCTTCTACAGCAACCTTAAGTTCGTTATATCCTTGTATAGATTGGAACACTTTATCTGTAAGACTGTCTGAACCTTTAGTGATAGCTTTAATCGCAGTTGGAGATACCATATGTAATTTTTCTTTATATACAGTCATAGCAGTATCGTAAATAACTTTAGCTGCCTTAACTTTTTCATCATATTCAACTGGAGTTTTTCTTTGTAATGCTAATTTAAACTCTTTAAGTTTTCCTACTATAGCGTACACTGCTCTGTTAACATCTGCTATAGTTAAAGTTTTAGGTAATTGTGCTGGGTTTTCAGGACACACTTTGAAGTATATACTTCCAACGATATCAACTATTATAGTACTACTAAGTTCCATACCTTTAGCAAGTAATACTTGTTTCTCAGCCTTTCCTGTAGCTGCATCGTATATTGCTATCCACATTTTAAAGAAAGACATCCATGATTTAAACCAGAAGTATATAGCAAGTGGAAATAGTATAACAGATATACCAGTAACTACTCCTGATAAAAAGTCATATGCGAAGTCTTTTAAAAAGTTTTTCGCTACGTCCATTTGAGCTTCACTCATAGCTCCGTCTAATTCATTCATCAGAGTTCTCCATTTATTAGTATCTAAATCTCCAGGTTTAGGATTGAATGCTTGAGTAATTCTAGCGTATTCATTTGCATTAGCAAGATTAAGTCCTATGTTAGAAGCTCCTTGTGAAATCTTTCCTGTATTAATATTTTGCATTTGTGTTATAGCTTGATTAAATCCAGACTGTCTTCTAGTAAATATATTTCCTAACTTACTGAAATAATACATAAACTTATTTCCAAAGTTTCCTCCGTCGATAGCTGATTCAACACCTACTCCATGTTCTAATGAAATAAATGCTCCGTATCCTCCAAAGTCCATCACCGATTCTGTTCCTACCATATCAATATATTCTTCGATGAAGCCAGCCATCTCTGCATTATCTTCTGCAGTCTTAACATTGATTTTTAATAATTCTTCCATGCTTAACATATTATCATTCTCCTTTTATTTTTTATTGTATTTCTTAATCATATCTTCACTACTGTAGTAATCAAGTATAGAACCTGGTTCAGGAGGTATACCTAATATCTCTCTATTCTTTCTAGCAATGTGTAATAGAATAGCCACTAGCTTTCCATGTTGTATCATACCTGGTGTCATACGTTTTAATATAGAATACGTACTATAACATAAGTCACAATGACGTTTTGTACGAACTCCAACTGGTCTAAGCTCATTAGGAAGTATCATAGTAGGTTCTCCTTTAAGAGCATTATCAACTACTATTTTATCTCCTGGTCCAAGCTTATCTATTATCTCAATACTGTATTCTATTAAGATTTGTCCGTTTTCTATTGTATCTCCATTGATTTTACTATTCTTTGCTCTAGTAAGTTTTTGAGGTCTTTTATCCAATAGCTTACGTGTGAATTGGTCTGTGACTTGGTCTACAGAAGCCATATTATTACTTATACGTTGAGCATCATCAATATCACGGATAAAATCTTTCATAGATTTAGATAAGCTCATATTTTGAGATTCTCTCCAGTATACTCTTATATCTACTATAGTTCCTTTATAATGAGCCTCTACTTCTTTAAGAGATAAGCTTTCCATATTAGAGAATAGTTCATTGATAGTGTCATCATCAGTAAGTACTTTATACTTAAATAATACATCGTTAGGTTTAACTTCTTCTCCTATCTTATGTTTCCAATCTCTTATCTCTGTATTAAGGTCCATAATACGTGCTATACGCTTTACAACTCTGGTAGCAAGCTTATTAGAAAGATTTTCAAATGGAAGACAGCTATCTTCCCATACTGCTTCTCCATCACAAGTTAGTACCCATACTAATGCTCCAGCAGCAAGTCCAATATGTCCATTAGTCTTTCTTCTATAACTATCTTTACTGTATGCAAGTATTTCTCCCTCTTTAAACTTATATCCGACTTTAACCTGTTTATTAGGTACGAAGTCATTCTTTACGTAATATCCTTTATCGGCATTACGTTCTACGTTTATAAGAGAAATAGCATCCACTTCCTTATTATCATATTCAATAATAATGAAGTCTTTATTCATCTCTTTTATTTTACCATTAGCTTTTGCTATATAAGAATGCTTAGGAGTCATCTTAATAGCTGCTTCATCTGCATATGAAGATACAAGCATAGGGTCGCTATCGACAGCTGGTAATATATGGTTAAATTGACCGCTTTGCATTAATCTACGTGCACAGTGATTATATCTTGTATAAGGTACATAAGCATCTGAGAAAGCAGATAAGTTAGCTGCATCTAATCCTTCCGGACCATCATGATGTTCATAGTCTCCAGCTAAGTTAGTTACAGTCGGATTTACAGGAAGATATTTTACTATTCCCGCATTACCACTATAAGCTGTAGCACAAGTTTCACTTCCATAGTTATTCTGATTAAACATTCTTACGTTATTTGTATATGCTCTTGGTTCGTTGATTCCGTTATGTCCTTTAAGAGATACTTGAGAACCCTCCATAACTTCTCTGAATGCAGATAGTCCATTCGCTTCATTTATATTAGGAAGACTTTGTAAACGTTGTATAACAGCATCTTTTGCTATATTAACTTTTGCTCTAGAACCTCTTTTGACCCTTGCAGCATTATTAGAAAGCTCTTTAGATATAACGTCGTATACGCATCTATTTATTATTTCAGATGGAGTTATAAGTCTATAACTTCTGATATCTCCTTTATATGTAGTTTTATACGTAGTAAATAATGATACAGCATATATAAACATTCCTACGAAATCAGATGGTATATTATATAATTCGCATACTCTCTTTGTAATTGGGTCTATAAATAAATCTACGAAGTTTTCTATATATATCGCAGTATTACTGTTTCCAGCAAACTCTTCCATAACGTTCGTAATATCAAATGTATCTTTATCTGTAAAGTCCAATGTAGTAAGATAGTTAAGTAATAAGTTATTTAGATCATTATTATATTTTAATATAATAGTGAAGTTAGCGAATTTAATTATACCATATTCTTTATTATTATTTGTAAACTTATCTACTTCTTCTGAATTACGTACTACTTTATATTCTAGTTTATTAGTATCTCTAAGTAAGTTTAAAAGCTCTCTAAGAGGTTTTGCTACTAGTAATACTAATACTACTGGAATATTAGTTCCCATGATTGTAGCCACTGGTGTATACAATGAAGCGGTACTTACAGTAGATGGAGCTGACTTTTTCCAAGCTTCTGGATTTTCATTCTCTAATATACTACAAATAAAACTTATCGTATCATACGTTTTATTTCCTACTTTAACTGTATCTTTATCTGGGTCGTGTAATACATCCTCTCCTTTAAATGTTCCTAATAGAGTAAGTCCGTTCTTTTTACCTTTTCCTCTAAAGTCTATATCGTAATCAGGAGATATAAGTCCTACGAAATGTCTATTAAAGTGTGTAAGTCTAAAGCTGATTTGGTTTTCATATATAAAATATCCTAGGTCATCTGTAGTTTTTACTTTAAGTATAGGTGTATGGTCAGTAAGTCTGTAGTATGCATTAATATGAGATATAAGTATCTTATCACTCATACTGATATATTTACCAGTAATAGAAAGTATACATTTATTATAAGCTGTAGTTATAATAACGTTTTCATCTTGTTTGATTACTGGCTTTGCAGCATTCTGAAGCTTTATTTGCTTAGCAGAACCTCCCATAAATATATTACCTGCAGTATTAAATGTTTCTGGTATATCTAATACTATTTCTAGTGGGTCTCCATTATGTGTTTCATATTGTACTTTAAGTTCGTATCCCTTAAACTCTCTGTCACTTATATCTTTTTTAGTATATCCTTTAAGTATAAGTGGATATGTAAGTCCTGCAGGAGCTGCAAGTATATTCTCAAAGTCGTCTTCAGATAATTGCTTTTTATATTGAGTATCTAAATCTTTAGTAGATATCTTTGTAAATGATGTAGGTGTCTTTGTAACTATTCCCACATCTTGGTCTTTTATCTCATGTTTCTTTATAACTTCTACCATTTCAGCTGGTTTCTTTCCATACTTCTTTACAATAGCTTTACGCATATTTTGTATTTCTTTAGTTTCTACGTTCTCTTTAAGCTTTGTATAGTTATGTTCTTCTACTATTTCTACAGCTTTATCCTTAGGAGACATATTACTATCTTCTAAGATTTTGAAATAATCTTTGTTGTATCCTCTCTTAGAACCAGCAGTAGAAGCCTCCATTATTTCTATATCAGCCACATCGTCTGCTAAGTCTTTATTCTCTTCTATTATAAGTTTCTTTGGTTTAGCTAAAGTTGCATCTGCAATGTCATCTGAACCATTCTCAAATATATCTGCAATATCAGCATCTTCTAAATCTTCATCTAACTTTATAACTTCATTTGGATTATCACTATCATACATTTCATCATCTGTAGCTAAATTTACATTTTCATCCATATCTTCAGAATCTACATCATCTGCTAATTCTTGTTCTTTAGCTGCATCTAATTTTCCATTAAGACTATCTAATATATGAAGCTGTCTAAGTACTGTCTTTGGTTTAAACATACTCATATTAAGATAGTTATTATTTCCAGCCAATACTAAAGATGTGTTCTTATTTCCCTCAAATACCATAGTTATATTATGAGCATTAAGCCATTCTTTAAATTCATCAGGTCTATCTTGAAACCATTTCATAAATAATAACACTGGTCTGATAGAAGTCATAAGAGCATTTTCCATTATCGTAAGCTTTACTGGAGTACCTAATAAGAATGGAGTTCTAAAGTATAATATCTTATTCTTGTATTGTGTAAAACTTTCTATCCGAGCTTTATACATCGCAAGTATACCATCTCTTAATGCTCTAGAAACTCTCATCTTTTTATCTACCGTAACTCTACGTATAGCATTTGTAACCCAACTCATATCTACCATATAACTATTTTTACCATCTACCATTTTAGCATTAGATATAAGTTGCATTATACCATAATCATTCTTTATCTTCATTATTTGATTAAAACTTCTACTAAGGTTTTCTACTACAGATTTAGATGGAAGCTTTTGTTTTATAATCTTAGGCATAAAATAATATTTCATTCTACTTACGATAAGATTATGTTTTCTATTCTTAAGCTGTTTAAAAAGCATAAGACTATCTTCGTAATTATCTAAGAATGAAAATACTATAGCTGCTTCATTTATACTCTTTTCTGCTACATAAAAAGATGATTTATTAAGCTTGAATGTTTTATCTTTAAGAATGTTTCTAGCTTCTAATCCTACTTCTATGTTTTCAGATTGATATCCACGTAGCAAATCATCATATAATCCCATATTTGTTCCTCCTTATTATTAATATTATAAACAGAAAGGTTGTCTGGTACTAGACGTGATAAAATGGAAGATGGGGCATTAAACCCCATCATTATCTACAAAGTCACATTCTACCATTTCATAACTACCCATATGTGTTTTTAACTTCATTCTCATCTTATGGAAGTTATATTCGTTACACATACACGTAATCTTAAAGTCTACATCTAATTCATTATCTCCAACTACAATACGTGGTGCATATTTCTTCATCCAGTATTTAAATTCAAATATATTGAATTGGTCTATATCTATTATACATCTTACTACACCAGTAAACTTACTTTTAGAGTCCTGTACAGTAGTATAAGTTACTAAACATTTCATACGTCTATCTAATACTAGACATATATATTTAGCCACGCTTAGATTATCATAAGACTTAATATCGAAATCAAGTCTATAATAAGATTTCTTATGTGTTCTAAATAAGAAATCATGTAAACGTCTCATCATACGTCTGATATATCCATATATTACACTTATCATATTAAGCCCCCTTTAATCTCCATACTTCTTTTTCTTTAACTAATGTCAATACATGAGTTTCATTATCAATTACAAATTCAAAGTCTAATTTATTAAAATTATCTAAATTTGTTAGCTTTAATAATCTTGCATTGTATATCATACATGCTTTTATCTCATGTAATATTCCGTGGTCTCCCTGTCCGTCTATTATGTAATTATAACTCAATGATGATCCATTTAGATGAACTTGCTTTATAAGTACAGTATAGTCATTCATTTCTGATATAACCTTATCTACAAAGCTAATCATCGTTTCTTTATCATGAATATTTATATTATCTGGTACGTTGTATATTACATTGAAGTAATTAAATGCTTTATTAAAAGTTACTAGCCATAATTTGTGTATCCATCTAAAAAATCTCATCATATTTATCCCCTATCCTATTCTTTTAAAACTACATTTATCAGTATTAAGCATTTCAACAGTCTTACTATCTAATTCCTCAAATAATAGTTCAAACTTATCAAAATTATGCCTAAGTATCTTGTTAAGTCTCATAAAACTATATTCGTCTTCCCCTAATTCTATTATTCTCATTTTCTTAGAAAACTTATTATTCATAACTCTATCCATAGCTTTCATAGATATAAACATATCTGTCCATTTATCCCATTTCATAGTTACACCTTTATGATGTATGATTTCTCCATTAACTTCTTCTTCCCATCCAGGTAATGTCATTTCTTTATTATCTATATAAGCATTTATATAATTATCTACTTTAACTACACATACAGGCATAGCTAACAGTATATGGCTTCTAAGTCTATTTAATGGATGTTTTCTTCTTATGAATACAGTGTACCATCCTTTTTCTAATCCAGCTTCCTTAATTCTTTTTCCTAGAGTTGATCTCAGCAATCTTTCTACTAACACGTTCTTCAGCTCCTTTCTCATGTAATAACACATTCCACACATGTGTACGTGCTCTATTTAATTCTTGTGTATATGCAGTCTTATATAAATTTGATTCAAATACAGGATTCGTTTTATTTATAAACGTTGCTGCAATGTCCTTTAAATCAAATAAATTATTTCCATATTCTAATATATCATCCATACTTGTAGGAGGAGCATTATACACGCTATATCTTATAACTTCTATTACGTCATCTTTAAAGTCTCTACTGCGTTTATCTAATTTAGTAAGCTTTCTTAAATAATACATAACATCATCTTCTTTGATATTAAATCCATATTTAAATAATACAGTAAGTACTGTCTCTGAGAATATAACATCAAATCTTTCTTTATCTAATTTTAAGAAATCTAGTATTACTAAATATTCTATCAATGGAATATATCCTAATTCAGAGTGCATTGCAAGTTTCTTTGCATTTCTAAGTCTATTAGCAAGCTCTTTCTTTTTATCATCTATAACAGAAGTATTAAATCTGATAGAAAGCATATTCCATACACATTTATCAGAAAGCCATACTTGTCCATATTTATTTCTAGATTTATAGAGCATATTATCTCTTTCTCTATTAATCATATTCTTTTCTTGTTGTAGTTCTTCTGCAAATACTTGCTTATATATTGGATTATCTTGGTTTTTATCTAAAGTAAATGATGATAATTTGTATAAGAATGGTATATATGTACTATTAAGTTTATATCTACGATGTATATAACAGTTTAATGAGTCTAATACTATTCTATTTGTAGCAGGAGGAAGTATAATAGAAGATACTAATATATTATGATACAGTTGAACTACGTTGTCATCATCTAATCCTCTTATAATTTCTACTACACTACTCTCATTAACTTCATCTATTATATTATTATCGTATAATAATTTTAATGCATCTCTTATTTCACATTTACTATTTCTGCTGACATAATAGCATAATAATGCAGCTTCTAAAGTTTCACTATATTTTATATCTATTTTTTTACATATATATTTACATTGAGTAACCCATTGCCTTAAATTATATGGATTTCTGTAATGTTTATTTGGTATTTGTTTTAATATCTTTTGAAGCTTTCCATATTTTTTAACATAAGAAAAAACGTTATCCTCATATTCACGTCCATATAAATCTAAGTTATGTTTACAGAATTCTTCAAATAATTGCTCATAGGTTATGCAATGTTTAACCTCATCTAAATAAGTATTTGCGTCATGTACGTGTGTTTGCACATAATTAAAAATAGTACTAGTGACAAATTTAGGGTCATAGTACGGTTTAGTTAAGCCAGATAAATATTTATAATACGAAAGTTCGTATATTGACTTAACTGTAATCGGTGTTCCACAATTCATTTCTATCCTCTCCTTTATAAAAAAATTACATTTTATAATTGTCGCACAATGACGTAAAAAAAAATAATGCAGTGAGATTTCTCTCACTGCATTGATATTATTTCTTCTTATAAGGTTTGTCATTCTTCTTATAAGGTTTCTTATCTCCAGATTTAAAATCTTTTTTGAACTCTTTCTTGAATTCCTTTTTGAATTCTTTCTTTGGTTCTTCATCCTCTATAACATTTTCAGAGAATAACATGTTGATTTTCCATCCGTCGATAATCTTTTTAACGTATTCATCTATAAGAGCTAAAGTTACTTTACTTTCATTATATGAGTCTGTTATAACTTTAGGGAATAACATTCCATCTTCAGCTTTAAGACTGTTTAATACAGCAATCTTTTCCTCAGCTGAATCAGCATAAGAACCGAATAATATTTGAACTATTAAGTCAGTTCTCATTCCAGCAAATTCGCTCATACAATATGAATGCCACTGTTTCTTAAAATTCTCAATATGTATTCTTCTTGCTTCAGTTAATCTCTTATTATATGAACCTGCGTCGCCTGTAACGTAGTCGTTAAATTCTTTTATAGAGTTTAAGAAATCTTCTTGACTTACACCGTCGTTAAGTTCTAATATAAAAGACCTAGCTCCATAATTCTTTTTATGTCTCCAAGCTGTAGTCATCATACTTACTCCATAACTATATGGATACTTTTCTCTATAGAATCTATTTAATTCGTTATTAATGAAGTTGATAGCTAATTGACAAGCTATATCGTCTACGTTAAGTATACTGTTGATATCGTATTTAGTCGTAGGAACGTTTATGATAACTCCTCTAACTGGAACAGTATTAAACGCTTTCTTAAACTTAGGTGTGAATACTTGTCCTCTTTTGAAGTGGTTATTAAACCCAATACTTTCCATTTGGAAAGACTTACTAGATGGAGCGTATCTTATCATCATGTTTTCATCAACGATTTCTTTAACTTCTTTAGAAACAGTCATAGTTCTACTTTCTTTACTGTTTGATTCTAAAGCGTCGAATAGTGGATTTAAGAATAAGTTTTCTAAATCTTCTAATGAAACGAAATTAGGCATGATGATTTCTATAGTTTTAAGATTCTCTTTAGAGAATACTCTAGTTCTAGCATAGTTAATAAATTCATAAGGAATGTTTAATATATTCCATCTAGAACCTATAGCTGATACTTTATCTCCGTATAAACATAAAGGAACTGTAAATTTCTTTATGTTTTGTTTATCTCCAGGGTGTCTTTGTTCTAGTTCGCTACTTACGATAGATTTTTCTTTATTGAAGTATTCTTCACTAATTTTATTTACGTATAAGTTTTTGCATATTTGTGCTAAGTTATTAAATATGTCAGTGTATCTAGACGCTTCTGCCATCTTTTGATATACAGCATCATTCTTATACTTATTTTCATCCATACATTTAGATACGTCCATTTGTATGCATATATCCTTAATACTAGTTCCAGCGTTTAAGTCTATTCCCATGTTTGCAAGTTCTGACATAGCTTCAAACATAGGTTTACCATTCCACACTGTTCCAAATATACAATGTTCTAATAAATGTGGAAGTCCTACTGCTTTGTTATAAGAATAAACGTGATGCCTAACGTTTACTTGAATGCTATCTTCTTTAGCACTTCTTATAACTATTACTTGACCTTCTTTATTACCATTATTAGTAATATCAGCTATAGCAAACTCTTTTCCTGTTAATTCTGTTTCTACCCAATTAAATTTCATATTATTCCTCCTAAGTTTTTTATTTTATATAAAAGTGGGAGAAACAAATCTCCCACTCAGCCAACTATTTATTCATATCTTTAACTACATCTTCTGTAGCTTTAATATGAGCAGTCAATGCATCTTGTAATTTCTGTATACCCTCAAGATACGCTTCATCAGGGTAATCAGGTCTCGACATATCCCATAATAAGTTATAATCATATTCTTCAACTATAACTTCAAATACGTCCGTAAGACGTTCTTTGAAACACAATGCAGTACGTCCAAACTCACTTGTTTGTGTAAAATGAACATCTATAGTGTCAAACCAATCTGTAAGAGCATCTTCCAGATGGTCAAATACCTTATCATAATCTAAATATTTAGTATCAGCAGCAAATGTTTCCAAAGTCTTCTTATAACGTTCCGAAACACCGCTCATATACTTTTCTGTAACTTCAGCTATAAGTCTATCAATATCTTCACCTATGATTCTTGTAACTTCAGCTACAGTGCATTTAGCTAAATCTATTACACAGTCTTCTAAATCATGTTGTGTATTTAGAGTTGCATAATTTATAAAATCTTGATATCTTTCCAATAATATTTCAGATGCCGCTATTGTATTAGTTTTGACTGGAATGACCTTTAACTCATCATAACTTGTTTGAATCTTAAGTCCAAGCATTCTGATAAAATATTCCAAGTTAGCATGAAGTATGTCTCTAACAGGTCTTATAATGACAGAATATCCATCATCATACGTAGTATACTTAGATATAGATTTATTAAATGTAGATAATAATTTAAGAGCTGTATCAATATATTCCATATTAATATCAAACTCAAATGCTTCTTTAAGACATTTAATATAGTTATGGATATCTAGTTCAAGAGCTCCTGTTTCATCTTCTGTTTTAGAAGTTCTATAGTCATCCAACGTATTTATCATATCATTGAATGCTACTATCAATCCGACTTTTGCAACATCGTCTTTATTACTATTCCAAGTATCTATGTAAAAATCTAATCCAACTGCTTTTTCATTTGCTGCCATTATTTACCCCCTCTATTATTCAAAATATCATTATAACAGTTGCAAGCATCTAGTATTTTATCTAGAACTTCTTTCACCGCTTCTATCTTATCAACTTCCTTAGCAGATGTCCAGCCAATATTATGCAAATATGCTGATTTTAGTGCATTATCACCATACCCGTCAATATACAACCAGTTAGATAGTACATCAGGAAACTCTTCTTCTATCAGTCTGTACTTATCTTTAACTTCTATTAGCTGAATTATATTTGGCTTATCATTTTCCATATATGCTTTAAGAGTATCAAACACATCTTCTGGAACTACTATCTTAACATTACCATCCTTATCAATGATGTCTAAATCTATCAATACATTCCTAAATGATTTAGTTTCATATTTTGCACCATCAATCTTATCATCTTTTTCAGAGTATATAGTTTCAATCATACGTAACTCTAATAGCTTTTTATATAATTCTGGATGATTCTTAGATGAAGCTTCTAGAAACTTAGATAACATTCTGTTTAATACAGTCTTTATCGTGTCATCTTCAGTTTCATATATATAATAGTTTTTTATACTACGAAGTAACCCATATCTATCATATTTATCTGGATCTGCTTCTTCGTCACAATACGCTTCTGCGATAGTTCTTCCAACAAATCTACCCCAAGCATAGTTAGAGTCACATATCTTATAAGTATCATGTTTTATACATAACATTAGATAATTTAGCATATGACATAATTTATTAAACATAAGAATATTTCCTAATTCATCATACAGTTCATTATCAAATACTCTATACATATCATCAGACTTATTAGATACTTCTGCGATATCTTTAAAGAAGTCGTGTATAAATATAAAGTCTTTAAATTTAAATACAGCCCCTGGGTTCCATTCTTCAATAGCATTTTCTACACCCTCAAAAAATTCATAATATTTAGGCGTATATATATCCGGCCTACTGTATATCGAATTTACTGCTCCTGGTGTAACATTTTCCATTTGAAGATACATTCCATATGCAGCTACTAAAAACTGCATATCATTAGTCCTCTTAAATTCACTCAAATAATGCATACCTAAATTCACAATCATAATCTTTGCCTCCTATTTATTTAAAAGTTCTTTATATTTCTCATATGTTTCTATAGCAGCGTTTATTAAATCTCTAGCTTTCTTGATATTATTTATATCAACACAATCTAAATCTCTAGAACATATACGTGAAATATCTCTTTCATCTACATCACAACCATCTTCATCTTCAAATTCATCTATCATGCTACCAATTATTTCATTAGCTGTAGCTTTGTATTGATTTTCTAAAGATGTTTTTTCCTTGACTAAATCTGCTACACCATCTAACATAGCTCTCATTTCTTTTATATCATTCTTATCATAAGGTTGTATCAATAGATTGAAGTCTTCGTCTATAATACCTTCTCCTAATAATACATCTTTGACAGTAGTTACGTCTTCACCTTCCATTGTACGTGGGTATGACCATAACGCACCTCTTCTATTACTAATGACTGGTATTGTAGCAGTAACTGTTTTAAAGTGGTCAAAGTTAAGCATATTCTTTAAAGCACTAGCCATATATTTCTTTATAAATACTTCATAGAATTTATAAATATTAGTAAGTACATTTACATTTGCTTTATTTTGATGTAGAACATTATGCATAGACATACGTGCATTAAAAGTTACGCTATTGATATTTTGTATACAAACTTGTAGTTCGTGCAAGTTATTTATATACTCCTTATTATGCATATTGAATAGTTGAGTAAGTCTCATAGTATCCATAGGTGATAATGCTGCGTTTAAAAATCCTTTCATAAGACCAAGTAATACCATATGAGCTTCTATTACAGCACCTTTTTCTAAAGCATCTCCACTAGACATATCATCACATTTTGATATAAAATCAATAAATGGCTTTACTATGTCTAAGTCGTATATGTTTCCAATAAGTCCTCCTTGATATTCAAGCATTCTACGAACATCTAAAAGCTTAGCATCAATATCAAGATTACTATACATATCTTCTACGCAATGAACTTGTTTAAATCTGATGTCATTTATTAATTCTTTAATATATCTTTCTGTCAATATCATTCCAGCTATAAACACGTCTTTATCTTTATCCTCAGCATATAAGTTAGCATAATACTGTAATAAAGACCCTTGTCCATCTAAAGTTCTCATACTCTTTCCATCAAAGTAATCATCTCCAAAATAGTTTTTCAATTCATTATTCATAATCTTACCTCCTAAAATATATTTGAAACACTTAAACATATATAACTATTTACTTTATAATTTTCTTCTTAAATTCCTTAATAGCAGCCTCTAGATTATCAACAATGTTATCATATGTTGAACCAGGTAATACATTATCTTCTAAAAAGTGAGACTCCAATACTGAATGCTCTATTTCTACAACATGTAATAATTCTTCTACAGTATTTCTATTAGATATGTCTATAATGTAGTTAGCTATCTCTTTTCCCAAATCTCCAATAAGTTCAAAAACAGGTTCCTCAATATTATCAAGTTTGCTTTCTAATTTTAACACACTCATAACTACAGGAGGGATGACATCCTCATATAGAATCTCCGTATAATCTATAACACCATATTTTTCATAAGATTCTTGTAGTACTGCTTTAACTACATCTTCATCTATTTCTATACCTATAGCATACTGAACGATGTCAGCTAAACTAAAACATTTTTCTGCTTTATCGACTGCTATCAATTTATATAGTAATGGTATTTTAGCCAATAAGTTTAATTCATGCATAGACCAAAGTATATCTTGTCTAGTTTTAGGATGCATATTATCATACACATCATTATCATATATTTCAGCTAATTTCTCTATACCTTTGATTAAGTACTCTGCTAATTTAGATTGCACATCAAGTATTTCGTATAAATCATTAAGCTCATTATATTTACTAGCTTCAGTATGTTCCTTAAGCAACGCTACTTTAAACTCATTTAAGGTGTGTGCAGCACTATCATCAAATTCTTTAGATAATTCCAAACTCTTAATAATATTCTTATAAACTTCTACATTCCATTCTTTCATATTTTCCTCCTTATTTTATACTAAACTATTGGTTTTATTATATTCTTCAGACATCGCTTTAAGTTCCTTTAAAGCATCTATAGCTTTATTTATAGCTTCATCTGAGAAATCACAATTTTCAAACATATCTGTAGCGTCATATGCATCTGCTACTTTTGTATATCCACAGACTTTAAATATCTTTTCTTGAATTTCTTTGATGTTAGCAACCTTGTCACTCATAGCTATCGTGATATCAACTGCTTTTTCTATTTCAGCATAACTATCTACATATTCATTATCTTTATACAGATTCATAATATTATTCATATTTTCCATTCTTTCAGGTTGTGTTACACCATATATAGCTTCTAATTGATTTATATGATTTATGTATTCTTCTATGTATTTAAATATGTGGTCACATCCATATGTTGCAAGTTCTTCTCTCCAATTAGGTATTCTAGCCACTACTTCACTTTCATGCACATCATACACCTTTTCTATAGCTAATTTAACAGGAATTATTAAACCAAAATATGCACTATAGTATAAATATCTAATTAGATTATATTGATATTCTGTTAATAGATATCCATTAGAGAAGTTATAAATATCATTCAATTTTTTATATATTTCATAATCTCTATCTAAGTTTTTTCTATCAAATCCAAGAAAGTTATACACTTTCTTTAAATCTTCAAGACATGCGACACTGTCATTTAATTCGATAGCCATATTTTGAATGGTCTCTCTATCAGTTTCAAGTCTTAATTTTTCTAGTAGTTCACTTACATTATACATATTAAACCCCCTTTATTTTTCAAATAATATATATACAGTATCCTGAAATCTTCCAGCTATACTAATACTGATGGCTTTAGCCTTATATCTATCATATTCTTCTTTGATAGCCTTATTTATAATGTCTTCATTTGTTCTTATCTTCTTATCCCAACTAAGAGAAGTAGATAAATCATAACTTTTAACATAAGTTTCAGCCATACTTAATACCGATACACATAACATCAATCCCAATAATAATTTCTTCATAATAATCCTCCTTATAATAATCTAGATAAAATGACAAGAGAGCTGGCGACTACACCAGCTCCAGTTGTGAGTATAAACTCAGTCTTACTTATTTTAGATTTATTTATTACCGCACTAATAATCATCCAAGCCGAAATTCCAAACACAACACCTACTACTATGTAAGTTGCCATTTTATATCCCTCTCCTTATTTTCTTTTTATATCTAGACTTAGTGAAAAATTTAACGCATCTTCCAAACACAGACCCTCAACAAACATACCTACATTGAACCCTGTAGCTAATATTTGGTTAGTCTTATCATATATTATCTTATTAAGAGCTTCTGAGAATAAAGGATGCAGAATGATTTTTCTAGCTAATCCTTCAGTCATATACATATCATCAGGTTTCTTTCTATCTAATACTTCGATTTTATCAGTCTCAGGATTATATATAAACTCGCAAACTAACATACTAGATACTTCATCAGAATCAATCTGTGTTTCTTGCAACTTAACTACATAATCGACTATTCTTTTTTCTATTACTACTAATTGCATAAATCCTCCTTATTCACCTGCTGTTATTATACATTCATCACCATCGTATAATACCTTAGCTCTTATTACATATTTAAGACTATATGAATCTACACTGCTTTCCGCATCTATTTTTGATAGCACTCTTTTTAAATGCTCTTTTACGTATTCTAGTATCTTATCTTCTACTCTACATAATATCATTTCTCCTAATGAATACGACTTGTCTAATAATGTGTCTTTGTTTAATTTAAGAACATTCATTTCACACTCATCATCAATAGACGAATTACCATCATCTGATCTATAATTTAAATTTATATAAACTTCTACTTTTCTTGTAGACTTAATAAAACTTAAATCATACGATACTCCTAATTCACCATCTTTTAATTTACCCATACTACATCACTTCTCCTTTATATCTTTTTAATTTAATAATCTGTTCGATTATTATTTTACTAACTTTATGTTCATCACACATCTCTACTACAGATAAGATATTCTCAGCCATTATACCAAGTATATTTCCATCTACTACACATTCCCTATCTTTCAAAACATTAGTAATTTCTTCTAAATTATGGTAATTAACTACTTTAGGTTCAGGCCATGTATATTCAGAATTCTTATCAATCTTGTTTATAATATTTCTATAAAAAGTAGATTCTCCTGTATGGTCTAATACCGATAAATCGACTGATATAATATTATCGTCAACCATAGATGTTATTATTTTTAGCTTAGTGTTTGTGAGCATAATTATCCTCCTTTATATTTTTGATATTTCTGTTCTTCTTTTCTTATTAATATCCTTACTAGATAATATATCTTCCCATTCTATAAACATCTCTGCATCAAGATATCTATTTTTATCAGAAGCCGTTATCTTTTCTAAATAAGTTCTTCTTTCTTTTAATCCCTTCATTTCATCTTTAACTATATTGATTTCTAGATTAGATAGTCTATATACTCTCATCATTACTATATAATCAGCTTGGTCTCTAGATAAAGGAAATGCTTTCATTAATTTTACTATACTATCTTCTTTACCATTAGATTTCCTTATTATAGAAATTGCTTTATCCATATCTTTATTGATTATAACAACTCCCTCTAATAAATGATATCTCTTTAAGTTATTTTCTAATTCATATTTAAACTTATTATATAGGCATTTACTTCTGAAAGATATAAAATATTCCATAACTTCTTTTAAGTTCAATAATTTATATTCTTTATTATCTAGTAATACCATCATATTTAAAACTTGACTATACTGTAAACAAGTTTTCTTTAAAAGAATATCTACAAGTTCATCATATTTAGTACCAGTAGATACTCTGATTCTTACTTTAATTTCCCCATTAGCAGACAAGTCCTCTACACCAGCTATAAGACACCCAATATCTTTATCAGCTTTTAATACAGATAAGTTCTCCATAAATGTTTCTTGAGTACGCATATATGGTAATTCATCTATAACTAAATAAGTCTTACTATCGTCAACTTCTTTATGCCATTTACCAGTTATAGTACAAGCACCCTTACCAGTTTGATAAAATCTGTATACTGAACTCATTTGTGATATAACTCCTCCAGTAGGAAAATCTGGACCTTGTAACGTATGCATCATTTCCGTTATACTCATCTTTGGGTTCCTTATAAACTTTATGCAAAGCTTAATAACGTCTGTTACATTGTGAGGAGGTATCCAACACATATACGGAGTTGCTATTCCTATATTTCCATTTATAAGTATATCTGGTAATACTGCTGGTAAAAACTTTGGTTCCATTTCTTCTTCATCATAGTTTGGAATAAATTCTACTGCATTATATTTCAAATCTCTAAGAAGATATTTCTCACTATATGGTGCTAATTTAGCTTCAACATATCTCATATCAGCATTAAAGGGAGCATCCTGTGTACCAAATCCCCCTTGTCCTATTATATACGGAATATTATTAACATATGACCGTACCATAGTTACCAATGCTCCAAAGGGACCTGAATCCCCAACTGCGTGGAATCTACCAATTACATCTCCAATGATTCTTGCACACTTCTTAGGAGATGTATCACTAAATATCTTTAAATCGTACATTGAATATAATATTCTTCTTTGTACAGGTTTACAGTTATCAAATACGCAAGGTATCGCTCTATCTCTCAGAGTTCCATCTGCGTATTCAAGATAGTCCATCTTAGCTAATTCCTCTGCTTCTATATATCCAGCTTTAAAAGAATTCTCTGCAAACTCTCTGTACTCTTCTTCAAATTTATCTTCAAAGTACTTTTCATTCTTTTTACTCACCCATAATCACCTCCATCACTTTATTACACATCTTGGTCACTATGGCATTAAATCCGTATACTACTGGCCAAAATACAGATAATATTATAATGAGTGTAGCTATTCTATCTAGTCTTTTCCATCTACGTGCCCATAAAAGTCTTATACGTGGATTCTTCTTTTCAGCTACACGCTTTCTATCCATCCAATTCATAATTATAGCAAGTAACATTAATATGACAGTACATGATAATACATACATAGTACACAAATATAACTTATAACTAAGTGTCATTATATCTCTCCTTTCTCAATAAATATCTTTCTAGGTTCAGATGATTTACCTTGTAGTTTTCCTATTATTTCAGTTAGTCTTTCAAAATCTTTAGGAACTATTTGAATCAATGCTCCAGAGTTAGGACTCATTACATGATTTTTAAAGTCTATGGCGTCCATTTCTCCAAGTCCTTTAAAACGTTTAATCATATATTCTCCTTTTATCTTAGGCAATGTCTCATCCAATATTTTCTTATTTCTACAATATATGGTTTGATTTTTCGTTACAATTTTAAATAAAGGAGCTGCCGCAAAGTAAAGATGTCCTTGCTTTATTATCTCTGGTAAATGTCTTGCAAAGAATGTAAGTAATCCTAAACGTATGTAGGACCCATCGAAATCCAGTAGCACACCTTATAGGTGATATCCTGCTATCGGACTATATCTTCTCTCTAATTAATTAGAGCACCCTATCGTTTCGATTTAATGGAATCATATGGATATAATGACTGTTTATTACATCAGACTATTATCATCTGAATACCAACCTTTAACAAGGCTCTACTCTACTCACCTCATTCAGTATTTCAACTGAACTTACTTTCATCATTTCTGATTAGCTTTCGATAGTCTCTGAGCATATATGTGATCTATTTTATTTGATACAAGTTCATTCATATCTTTTATAAATATTTTAAACGTATGATTTGTGCTGTATAAGCTATTTATATATTCGTCTATATCATCAGGTTTTTTAATAGTATCTGGTATTTTCACTTCATATTTATATAAAGCATCATATGCTCTCACTGTAATAAGTCCTTTAAGTAAACACTGATTAGCTAATACTTTAATATAATATTCTTTCATATATACATAGCAGAAAAATGCTTTAATGCTATCTTTATGAAATACTTTATACTCTCTTACAATAGTGGTTAACTCACTATAATATCCATTACCATGCGATGCTATACCAAATAATACTTTTTTATTATTTTCTTTATTATATACTATAGCAGTATTTATAAAATACGGAATAGCATATGATGTCTTAGGTCCATACATTCTACATCCTGATAAGTCCTTATCAACTACATGTAAATATCTTTGGTAATTATTTTCTATAAACCATCGTTGAAAATTCTGAAAATTCAACCATTCATCATCTATACTTACATCCGTGTAGTATTTGTCACTTATGTGTTTATCGTATTTCCCAGTAACCCTCTTTAGGATATTAAACCAGACGTCATATATACTATCATCAACAGGACCATCGCCCTTATACCCTATTCCACACACTAATGGAGCGTACTGATCTTTTATACGACCAGTTGATATACACGATTTATCTGTTAACACTCTAGTTCCTGTATTTTTAAATTCTACTATATATTTAGTTTTAGACACCCTTATGTCTACATAATAAGGCTGTCCAAGTGTATTAAACATAGTTTTACCAACTAACCCATAGACATCACCTCCATAATTATTCATACGTTTTTAGTCACATACTTCGCTGCGTATTAAACAAACGTATAACTTTTTACTATACCTATTACCTTTTATAATAGCCCTTATATACATCACTGCTATAAGTTAGTATTATACATTTAACGTTACTTCACGCAATTAGATAGGTTTAATGATACCAATTATTTAGCATCTGTAGCTATTACTATCTTTTTATATCTAAGTCTTCTTATATCAAAATCTTCTCCAAATCCTGTTTCAAGACATTGAATAAGCTCTCTAAACTCTAAGTTCTTTAATATTTCTTCCATATTGAGATTTTCTGTATTTAATACTTTTCCTCTTAATGTGAATATAGCTTGAGTTCTTGGGTCTCTGGCACTCTTTACTGTAGCCAATGCCGACTTCAATTCAAACAGAACGCTACTTCTGTTTAGCATATATGCTACGCTTACATCGGCCCAATATGTAAGCGGTGTGGACTATATCTTTTCTTCTCCCGTTTCGGTTTAATTAGGTTGGCATTTATAACCTTACCGGCAATCGCTTCCGGCCCTACGTATGTTATAACCACTTTTTTTAATACTGATTATAACACCCTAGTCTCTGAACACACTTCATTTTCACGTATTTTAAGATTATTTAATTCTGTGTTTATAAATAAATCCATTCTATCTTTAACTTCTTTAGGAAGTTCTTGTTCATATTTATCTATTGATGATATTTTATTTATATCCCTATTTATAATACTTAATTTATCAAATATTAATTGTGGGATTTTATTATTATCTAGATAATATTTAATAAGAGCATTAAACACATAGTATCTACAATAATCAAATAGATACCTCTTATAGTTCACCTGTTTAGCTGTTATAAATATAGACATCTTATTTAATTTTATCATAGTGATTCTATCACGCATTTGCCCATTTCTTTTACTTAATCCAGATAGATATTTATTTAAGTATGTCGGTATAAATACACACGTTGATGGACTATAAATCTTATCTTTGCATCCCCATTGTAGTATGTCTTTATCTATCTGTTGATTATCTTTTGGTGAATAGTTAGACTCAGGTGATTTAGTCCATTTATAGAAATTAGCAAAAGACAACCATTCTTCACAGACTGAGGCATGCTCATATACAACGTGAGTATTGCATCGTTCGTGTATATGTTTCCATATGCTATATATGTATGTATCAAATTCGTCTCTCGTTCCATATAATCCTAAATAGGTTCCATATTTGTTAATTTTCAAAATGTTTCTAACATGGTCCCTTTTGACTTCTCCATACCTATACCATACCTCAACTGTTTCATATTTATTAGAATACCTAAGTTTTACAAATGGTACTAGTATCCCACATTCAAATTTAAGTTTCACATCGTGAATCATCATGGGTTCATCAAAGTTTTTCAAGTTAAACACTTTACCTATTAATTCTTTCTTAAGTTTCTTTAACTTATATTTCGCCCACACATCTTGAATCATATTAATCACCTCCTTTTTTTTATTTATTATACGTGAATTATGAAGCTTCGTTGCGTCGATCATACCTTGAAATAACGTTTTCACTATGCTGTTTACCACTATTACGGTCACAGTTTTATAGTATATTTCTATCTATAAGTAGTAGCTATTTCTTTATAACGGTAACTTCCCGCAGTTAGAGAGATTTAAAGAAGGCAAGTCTTCTACCTTCTAATAGAAATAGCTCACATTCTTCCGGTTTCTTACTACTACAGTTACTAAGCTTCCCAGATAATGCTCCAAACTTTTTAACTTCTTTAGTCCCCATCATAGTCTCTTTAGTTTTAGCTATAATTTCTCTAAGCTTTCTGTAAGATAACGCTTTCTTTACTATAGCTGATGCTTGACTTGGATACTTTCTAAGATATTCCAGCATATTATTATACACTACGCTTCCTACCCAATTTATTAAAGAAGTGTTTGCAAGCTTTGTTTTAGTTTGGTTTTCATATTGTGGAGCAGATATCATTACTGAAACTATAGCTACTAATCCATCTCTTAGTTCGTTTCCAGTAATATTTTCATCTTTATCTTTTAATAGCTTAGCTTCCCTAGCATATACGTTTACTGCCTTTGTAAAACCACTCCTAAAGCCTGTAACGTGTGTTCCGTCATCTACCATCTTTACTTTATTGGCATATGAACGTAATAATTCATGTCCATTGGTATATGTAAGAACTACTTCCAATTCCTGTTTATCCTCTTTCTCTGCAAAATATATAGGTTTACTTAATATAGTATCTTTCTTATCTACCATTTCATTAAGCATATCTACAATTCCAGCTTGACTATAATAAACATCTTCTTTATCATTATAGTATTTAAATACAAATTTGACTCCTGGATTTAAATATGCATTGTCTCTAAGAGCTGCCTTTACTTTACTCTTATTAAACTTAGTAACTTCAAATATAGTTTTATCTGGCTCCCAAGACATAAGAGTTCCTGTCTCTTTAGTCTTTTCAAGTTTCTTAATATCATTAAGTTTATGTCCTTTACTAAAGTCTTGCTCATAATGATAGCCATCTTTCCAAGATTCTATATGAAGTTTCTCTGATAATGCATTTAATACTTTAAGTCCTATACCATAGTTTCCTCCAGATATCTTATAGTTAGATTCTGCTGTAAGCTTTCCTCCAGCATGCATATCTGTACAAAGTATTTCTAGTACTGGTCTATTGTGAATAGGATGCATATCTACTGGTATACCTCTTCCGTGGTCTCTTATACAAAAAATATCCGTATCTCCATTATCTATAATACTAATATAGATAGTATCTCCAAAGCCTGCTATAGCTTCGTCGATACTATTTGTAAGAGACTCTACTAAGCATTGATGGAGCCCTTCGGCTCCATTATTTCCTATATACATAGATGGTCTTTCTCTCATTCCATCAAGACCCTCTAAAAGTTCTATATCCTTTGCTGTATATTGTGTATAATCTTTACTGCTCATCTAATAACCCCCTATCTTCAAGTTTTTCTGTATTAACTGTTATAGTAATCATACTATGCTCTGTGTAATCTTCTCCATCTATAAAATCATCTCTAAGCTTTACAGCCTCATCATACAAATTATTCAACGTATCATTTATAAATGTAGACGGATTTTTACCAGTTTCATCTACAAGAGAACTTGACTCTACTACAGTATTAATATTCTCTATAGCTTTATCTGTTCTTTCCTTTATAGAACTACTCATGTATATTACATTCTCAGTCAACGTAACATTACTTTCTTCATCCCAGTATTCAAATTTAATACTTGCATTAATCTCATTCCTTTTAGGGAATATATTACCAATTATAATAATTTTAAAATGGTCTCCTCTTACTGGTGTTATGCTCATATTATTCCTCCTATTATATTCTATATTGTGCTAAATTTTTAACATAATATTCTATTAATTCATTTTTATATTTTTTAACCATAGTATACGCTATATTAAACTTTTCCTGAGCACTATCATCAGATATTTTCTCATTCAAAGCTAATTCAGCTTTATATCTTATTTTAAACTTTTCTTTTTCAAAAGGTATTACTTCTATAGTGGCTATAACGCCTCCTTCGTACCCGCTAATACCATCTTCGTCCTTTACTGGATTTAATAAATATATCTCGATATCATTATTATACTCATTAAGAGCTAATAATATCTTTCTACCTTTGTTTTTAGCTTTTGCTATTATATCTAGTTTTGGTATTATAAAGTTGTCCATAATCTCCTCCTTAAAAAATAAAGAGCTCCGAAGAGCTCTCAATAATTATTCTAATCTATCTAGGTAGTCTTTAAACAATTCCGCTTGGCATGCATCAAGTATGCCTATAACTTTTGCGTTCAATGCTTTATACTCATCTGAGTCTGGGTCGCTTTCTATAGCCAAGTTGTAATCTACACCGTATTCTCCATCATTTTCCACTACTCTAAGTCTAGCTAATCTACTAGCTTCATAAATGTCCTTACCGTCTGTTTCATCTTTTCTACCAGTAGGTATAGCCTCAGTTATTATAATGTAACCATTTGTATCTTCACCATCTCCCTCATCATCACGCCATAATATTATATCAGAATCTTTATCAACTCCTGGCATACTAAACACACATAAGATATTATTTTCATTTATTTTTCCCATTTTATCCCTCCTAGTATTTTAAATAATCTTCACTTTCTATAAAATCCAAAATTTCTTCTTCATAATTATGAAGAATGCCAGTTACCCTATCTTTTCTCTGTTTCATCAGTTCTTCATTACCGACTTCAGTTGGACCAGCAACTATGGTATAGTCTATATAGAAATGCATAGGTGATTCCTCATGTACACTTATATGCACCTCTGCTATTACTCTAGCATCCGAAGAACCATCTTCATATGTTTCCGCATCTAGTTCTATTTGCATTACTACTAATTTACCAAGATGTCCTTTATATGCTAATACTACCTTAGTACCATTATCATCCATAACTCCCAATACTTTATCACACATAACTCCTAATACTTTGTCAGCCATTATTCATTACCTCCTTGTATATCAAATTCTCTTATTGTGTTGAATGGAGCAAGACTCTTTGTATAAACATCTGAACTATCATACTCTCTAAATTCATCAAAGATGCTTCTCAATATAATGTTACTTCTGTCCATGAATGAATTGATATCTTCTATGTAAGGACAGTCTTCTATATGAGCCTTTATGTCTGATACAAGTTGTGCCACATCTGTTATTTTTGGTTTTACTACTGTATTATAAATTCTTAAATCACCTTTGTTTAAATAAACTACAAATTCAAATTCTAGCCATCCTTTTCCTAAATTATAGCTTGTTGATAATACTACATTTTCTTTTTTCATATTTCTTTCCTCCTATTAAATTAAAATAATATAAATA